ATGGAACCGAGAGGCAGCGACCTCGGCGATTTCAGCGAGCCGTACCGCGGCTTCGAGATCGAGGTGAAGACCGAGCAGGTCTGGGACGGCGAGCATGCGCATTACCGCGTGCTGCAGGGCGATGCCGTGCGGATCGACTGGCGGCTCGTCAAGGTCGACGGGATGCTGTTGACCGAACGACGCGTGATCGAGCGCGTGCTCGACGAGGCGCGGCGGGCGGTCGATACGGAGCTGGGCGAGGGGTAGCCTGCGTGTCGGGCAGGCACGGCCCGTCTTGCGGTAAAATGCCGGGTTGTTTCCGAGCCGTCTGGCCAGTTGCCCGAAATCCATGTCCGTACCGTCCTCGCTTCCTCCCCGCCGCGTATCCGTCGCGCCCATGCTCGACTGGACCGACCGCCATTGCCGGTCGTTCCACCGGACGCTGACGCGCGACACGTGGCTGTATACGGAGATGATCACGACGGGCGCACTGCTGTTCGGTGATGCCCAGCGGCATCTCGCGTTCACGCCGAACGAATCGCCGGTCGCACTGCAGCTGGGCGGCAGCGAGCGCGACGATCTCGCGCGCGCCGCGAAGCTCGGTGAGCAGTGGGGCTACGACGAGATCAACCTGAATTGCGGATGCCCGTCCGAGCGCGTGCAGCGCGGCGCTTTCGGCGCGTGCCTGATGAACGAGCCGCCGCTCGTCGCCGACTGCGTGAAGGCGATGCGCGATGCGGTGTCGGTGCCGGTCACGGTCAAGCACCGGATCGGTGTCGACGCGGTCGAGGACTACGCGTTCGTGCGCGACTTCGTCGGGACGGTGGCCGAGGCTGGCTGCGAAACGTTCGTCGTGCATGCGCGCAATGCGATCCTGAAGGGGCTGTCGCCGAAGGAGAATCGCGAGATCCCGCCGCTCAAGTACGACTATGCGTATCAGTTGAAGCGCGATTTTCCGTCGCTCGAGATCGTCATCAACGGCGGCATCACGACGCTCGACGAGGTTGCGCAGCATCTGGAGCATGTCGACGGCGTGATGCTCGGCCGCGAGGCGTATCACAACCCGTACGTGCTCGCGGAGGTCGATTCGCGCTTCTACGGATCGACCGCTGCGGTGCCGACGCGCGAAGAGGCCGAGGCGAAGCTGATCGAATACTGCGCGGCCGAACTGAAGCGCGGGACTTACCTCGGCGCGATCGTGCGGCACGCACTCGGACTGTATCGCGGTATGCCGGGTGCACGTGGCTGGCGTCGTGTGCTGTCCGACAACAAGAAGCTTGCGCGTGCCGATCTGGCCGTGTTCGACGAGGCGCGCGCGCATCTGAACGAGGCCGAAGAAATTTTTGAAAAAAAAGCTTTGCAAGATTCAAAAGTGTTCGTATAATCTTGTTCTTCGCTGCTGAAACACAAAAGCAGCGAAGAACAAAAAGCAGTAACAGTGGTGGCTGTAGCTCAGTTGGTAGAGTCCAGGATTGTGATTCCTGTCGTCGTGGGTTCGAGTCCCATCAGCCACCCCACAGAATTCCTAGCGGTATCAAGTAGTTAGAAACGGCACTGAGATTTTATCCAGTGCCGTTTTTGTTTTGGAATTCCCAAAGTGGGAATTACATACCTCTTCGCTTTACGATTTTCGTTCGATCGTAGACGCGCGCCGTCGTCGCCGGATTCGCATGCAGATCCGGCAATGCACCGCGTTCCGCCTTATGCCGCGTCACGTAATAGGCGCGCAGGTCGTGGAACGTGAACCGCCTTCCAATCTTCTTCAGCTCGAGTGCCTTGCTCATCAGCTTCGACCATTCGGTTTTGAACCCGGCCGGCGTGTAGTGCGTCGCGTATCGATTCGAGAACACGTACAGGCAATCGTCCTTGCGAGCGGCGCGCAGGCGCGCGATCAGCTCCGTCAGCGCCGGCGTGATCTCGATGTGCTCGATCACCTCGCCACGCTTCTTGCCGCGCTGCTTCGCGCGCTTCACCCGGATCTCGCCTGTGGCTTCGTCGATCTGCGGCCACGCAAGATCGAGGAACTCGACCTTCCGGTTGCCGGCGAGCGCGGCATACTCGGCGGCCATGCCGATGACCGCCTTCTGTCCGCCGAGTGATGCCACCCAGGCGGCGAACGCCTGAAAGTCTTCCGGGTCCGGCGCCTCGGTGCGCGGCTGCTCTTCGTTGCGGCGGACCTCGCGGCAGGGGTTGTGCTTCGCCTCGCCGCGGTCGATCGCCAGGCCGATCAGGTTCGAGAGCAGGGCGGCCTCACGGTTGGCGCGCACTGGTGCGGCGGCGCGCTCGACGCGCAGGTACTTCGACACGTGCGTGGCATCGATATCGGCAGCGCGCATATCGCCGAAGATTTCGAGGAGTGGCCCGCTGCACTGCGTGTAGTCGTTTCTCGTGTACTGAGAGTAACGCTGCCAGCCGGGCGTCTCCTGGAATTGCTCCCAGAGCCGCGCGATCGTGCCGATGTTGTCGCCGGCACCGAGCAGGTCGAGCACCTTGCGAATCGCTGCGAGTCGGTCCTGGCCGAGGTTGATCGGCTTCTTGCCCATCGGGTGATAGCGGTACGTGAAGCCATCCTTCCGTTTCCGCGCCTCCATGCGCGGCAGGAGGCCATCACGTTCCCGGTGCTTCTTCATGCTGCGACTCTCCATTTCGGCTGCGTGCGCGGCGCGGCTTCGGCGCGCGGGCGGTTGACCTGCTCCCACGTCAGCATGGGATGCCCGTCAGCCTTGCGCGGCGCGTCGATGCCCAGCGCTTTCTTGATCCAGCGCGCCTGCGCTGCGCCTTGTTTCAGGCCGCCCGTCAGCTCGACGAGTTCGGCGTTCGTCACGATTGGCATGGCACCACCTCCAGGACCTCGTCGGGCACTTCGAAGATACCGAGCCGGCCGGTGTAGGGGAGGAACGGCAGCAGTCTGGCGTTGCGGAGCGCGAAGCCGTAGTTGCCTTCGATGTGCCACGGCGATTCAGCGCGCGACGGCGGCACACAGTCGAACAGGTCGGCGACGCCGATGATGCCGCCGCGCGCCGAGTCGTCGAAGCGCTGCAACTGCTCGTATGCCACGCCGGCCACGATCGCGAAGCGCATAGCGTTCTCGTACTCCGCGCGCGTCATGCCCTTACTCGCATGGATCAGCAGTGGCCCGCGATAAGACGTCGGCCAACTTCGGTTTTCGATGTCTTTGTGGCCGTGGGCCACGAGCCACGCCCACGGCTGGCGGATTGAAAGGGCTTTCATTGGCTGGCTCCTGCGCGGGCAGTGTTGTGTTTGGCCCGGGCTTCGCGATAGTGCTCGTCGCAGCAGAAGCCTTGTCCCATCCAGAGTGAGGACGACGGATTGCCGCAGAAGCACGCCGGGAGCGGATTCGCCTGATTCGCGTTGAACCAAAACTGCGCATGCTTGCCATGCGGCGCGTCGAAATCGGGGAGGTGGCCCGGCCCCTCCAGGGTGTTGACGATCCAGCTTAGGCCGGCTTCAGCACCATCCCCGTGCTGCCACTCGATAACCGCCGACTGCATTGCGACGGTCTGGTCGTGGATGATGTCAGATAGTGTTTTGATGAGCGACTGCGACCGCGCGGCGGCGCGCGTCTCCTGTTCTTCCAGCTTCAGGCGATCGCACATCGATTCACGCTTCTTCTCGCGCACGTACAGCGCGACCGGGCCGTCGTCGGTGTCGTAGATCTCGAGCAGCAGCCAGCCTTCGCCGTCCGGGGCGCTCGGCGTCCAGAAACTGACGCTCGGGTCGTTGGACTCGACGTATCGGTCGTATGCGTCGCCGTCGATGTCAGTTTCCATGCAGACGAACGCCGATTCGATCCCGAAGGCGGCGAAGAACGTCTGGTAGTTGACATCCTCGTCGAGGTACGGGATCTCCGGATGGCTCAGCATGCCGTGCTGATCGCGCACGATCTCGCGCGGCGTGAGGATCGCGCGGCGCAGACCTTGGAGGTCGGCCGGCGGGTTGGTGCGCGGGGTATTAGTGGCGGTCATTATTCCCGGGCCTCCATATCTTCTGCGGTGATGATGTGCTTGCGCACGTTGACGACGCTGTAGAACGTCGGTTTCGCATGCTTCTCGATCCAGCCGACCAACAGCGCTTCGAGTTCGGCTTTCGCTTCCGGCGTAACGTCCGGATAGCCATCCGCGTATTCGCCGACCTGGTCGTAGGCACGATCGCCCATCGTGTCAATCACGTCGTCTGCATCGCAGAGGTACTTGATCGGGACGGGGGCAACATCGCCGACGAACACGACGTCGCCGATGGCGAGGTCGTCGTGCGAGTCGAGCAGCTCATCAAGCTCGTCACACGTGAAATCTTCGTTGTTGCGACTCCAGACGACGCGCACATCAGCTGCCTGGCTGTTTTCGGTTTGGGTGGTCATGGGATGCTCCTCAAAAGGTTTTCGTGAGATCTCGATCGATGGCTTTCCCGAGCGACCGGAGAAGATTCGCCAGCCGTGCGCGATCGTGATGGCTGGCGGCTGCCTGGCGCAGCAAGCCGAAATACGAATTGGCGACAGGCATCAGGTCCGAGGCCGGTGTCTCGGCGACGCGCCGTAGCGCTTCGTTGCGCGTGCGCTTCCGCGTCTCACGGCGCCACGGCTTGATGACCTGGCCGACGAAGTCGATGCCGCGGTCGATCGGCTGCAAAATGGTCTTGCGCGGGTTGATCCGCGCGCCGAGCCGCGCTGGCAGGAAGGCGGTGACGTCGGCGAGGATTGCGTTCAGGCGCGCCGGAGATTCGTGCAGGAACACGAAATCGTCGACGTACCGGATGTAGTGCCTCGCGCCGAGCACGTGCTTCGCGCGCTGATCGAGCACGTCGAGATACACGTTTGCGAAGAACTGGCTCGACAGGTTGCCGATCGGGAGGCCCAGGTGCTCGGCCTGTTCAATCAGGCGCTTGTGCGGCGGCATGAGCTGCATCATTGCCGGGTCGCCGTGGTATTCGAAGTCGGCCCGTGGATCGTGCATCAGCACGCGCTCGGTCAGCGCGCGCCAGAAGGGCTCGGAGATCTTCGCGAGCAGCAGGTCGAGCAGGATCAGTTTGTCGATGCTGACGAAGAAGTTCGCGAGATCGCACTTCAGATAGAACGCGCGCTTCGACCAGTTCTGCGTGATCGAACGCACCTTCGATTCGAGGCGCTGCGCGGCGTACAGGGTGCCGCGCCCCTTGATGCAGGCGCATGAGTCGGCTATGAATGACCGCTCGAAGCGCGGGCCGATCCGGTTGTAAAGCAGGTGGTGCACGATGCGATCGCGAAACGCTGCCGCCCAAACCTCGCGCGGCTTCGGTCTCGTGATGACGAAGCACTTCGAGCGGCCGGGCGTGTAGCTGCCGTCGGCCAGCTCGTCGTACAGGCGGCGCAGATTGCGTTCGAGCCGCATTTCGAACGCGAGCGCTGCATTGCTGTTTCGCTTCGTTCGCCGGCAGTCGAGATACGCTTCGACCAGCTCGGCGAACGAAAATGGCCCTCGATCTGCGGACGGCGCGGGCGCGCAACTCGTTGTTCTGGTGGTTGTTGTTCTGGTTGCCATTGTTGAAGTTCTGGTACCACGCCCAGCCGGAGGTATCGTGCGATCTACGTCGCCCGGCCGATTTCTCAGCCGGGAAACTGCGCTGGACCTTTCCGCACGCCGGCGGCCGGTTTCCTCATTGCGCATGGCGGTGGCCTTGTGGGCCAGCGGCACGACCAGATTGATATATCGCTCAGCCGCGAAGGCCTTGACCTTAGCGGAGCGGGCGACGGTTTGCGGCGTTCTTCCAGCCGTTGGCCTGCTTCCCGATGCTCGTCGTTTTCTCGACGGCCCCCGCGTAACCGTCACGGGCGATCAGGCGCTTGTCCATGCTGAGACGAAGCAGCAGCTCGATCACCTGCAGGCGCTCGAGCAATTCGACGAGGTGCGGCCCTTTGTCGTCCGCGACGTTCGCGCGGAACACCAGCACCATGATCTCGATGCACTCCGCGCTGATCTTCTCGCCGATGCTGCGCTTGAAGTCGCGGGGCATGTTCTTGACCATGTTGGTGACGTCATCGAGCAGCCCGTAGGCCGCTCGATATATCGGGAGTTGGTTGTGCAGGGCCACGGCGAATTAAATGGTCAAAAAACTGAAGGGATAAATCTGCGGACGGCGCGGGCGCGCAACTCGTAGCCCTGGTGGAGGATGCTCTGGTCGCCAGTGCTGAAGAACTGGCACCACGCCCAGCCGGAATTTGATTCGTGACGCTCGCCGGACCAGTACCAGGTCGACTCGAATTCACCCTTCAGGTTGGCGAACAGGAGCGACTGTTCGCGGCGCGTCGGCAGTTCGCCGCCACGTTCGGCGGCCCATGCCTTCGCCGCTTCCCAGTCGAGATCCTCGGCATCGCCCGGCAGGAGAATCAGGTAGTGGCTCAGCGAGCCGTCCTCGAGGAGGATCTGCCCGGCGATGCGCTCGCCGGCGGCGAGCGGGATCGTCACGGCGTCGACGTGGTATTCGGTCGCCCGCGGCTGCTTCTTGAACTCGTCGATCATCGCGCCGATGCGCGCGTGATCTGCTTCGAGCTGTTCCAGCGTGATCGTCATTGCATGCTCCGTTGGGAAATGGGTGAAGGGTTAAATCGACAATCTGCGGACGGCGCGGGCGCGCAACTCGTTGCCCTGGCGGTGGCCGTGCTGGCTGCCATCGTGGAAGTACTGGTACCACGCCCAGCCGGAGTAGCCGGGATCGGTGTCGGGCTGATTCGACCAGTAGGCCGCCTGCTTGAACAGGTCGCGGTGCTGCTCGTACGCGATCACGAGTTCGGCCCGCGTCGGCAAATCACCGCCGATGCTCTTGGCCCAGTCCATCTGGTCCTGCCACGTCGCGCGATCGTTGTCTCCGGGCAGGAGGATCGTGTGCGTGACGTCGCCGTTCTTGTCGACGAAGCCGCCGAGATAGATCTCGCCTTCAGCGAGCGTGGGAAGCTGGATCTGCATGGTTTCTCCGGAAAAGAGAAGGGCGCCGATCGGCGCCCTTCGAATGCCGCGCGGACCGAGGAATGCCGCGCGGGGGATACTCTGGTGAATCAGCGCGGCATCCACTCGGTACCGCGCACGATCCGTCCGATCGGTTCGAGCACGAGCACCTCGGATTCCTTTTCGCTGCGCACGAGCGCGCGGCCGCGGCGCTGGGCTTTCTCGATCGACTCGTGACGCTGCGGCTTGCAGTTGCGGCCGACCGTCACGAAGAGCGGCGCACGCGCGCCGACCGGGCCGAGCGTCAGTTCGTCGATGCGCGCCTCGAGCGTCGCGGCGTTCGTGCGCCACGTGTCGGCCTTCAACTGCGCGGCGTCGCGCTCGGCAGTGAGTCGCTCGACGTCGGCGCGCAGGTCCGCGATGATCCGCGCGACGTCGATGACGCCGACGTTCGGGTCCAGCGCCTTCTCGACCACGCCGACCGATACCAGCGCCGGCTCGGCAGCAGCCGGCGGCGTGTCGCCGGACGGCGCGGCCGCCTGCACTGCGCGCGCGAGCCAGTACACGTACTCGTTGCCGCCGCCGGCGCGTTTCTCGCGCTCGACCAGCCCGTCTCCGAGCATGCGGTTCAGTTCCTTCGTCACGTCCAGCTGCGGAAGCCCTGTTCCGGTCGCTACGGCCTTCGCCGTGGCCTCCGATGTCGCGGCGAGATACGTCTCGATGTCCTCTCTCACGCTGCCTCCCGTACGGCGCGCGGCGTGGTGGCACCGACCTGTCCATCCTCGATCCAGAATGCCTCGATGCCGTCCGGCAGGCCGGTCGGCGCCGTCTTCAGGCTCATGAACACGAGAGCCGTGTCGATCTGGCTGGTGTAGGCAAGGTCGTCGAGCCAGTACAGCAGCCGGTCGCGCTCCGGGCCGACCAAGACGTCGGCACGATCGAGCACGAGCAGCTTCAGGCCCGAGAAGTGGCTGATTGCCGCAGCGATGTGCGCATCGGCGCGCCAACGTTCCGATTCAGACAGCAGGGCGTACGTGCGGCCGTCGGCAAGGACTTCCATCTCGGGCGTGATTGTCACGTCGGCCCATTCGGATAGCTCTGCAAGCGCCGTAAGGCGCTCGTTCATCGGCGTCAGCGCCTCGCGCAGCAGGTCGGCCGGGATACCGTTCGGCGCCAGCGCGTCGGCGATCGCTTCCCACGCCATGACGTCGTCATGCAAAGAGGCAGCCTTATGCGCGGTCTCCTCGACCGCGGCGGCGCGGCGCTCGGCGTCGCGCGCGGCCCCGATGTCCGCGTCGAGTTGCTTGCGGCGCTGCATCAGCGTGCCGAGCTCGCCGCGCGCGGTGTCGATCGCGTCGCTCGGTGCCGGTGCGTCGTCTGTACTCGCTTCGTTTTCGAGCTCCTTCAGCTGCTTGGCCGCAGCGTCGGTCGCTTCCAGCTCGGCGCGCCGGTTGCGCGCGGCGTTCTGCAGCATGGTCAGGCTGTGCTCGTATTCGGGCAGCTTGGCGACGGCTTCCTCATCGCGCGCGCCGGATGCGGCGGCCGCAGTGAGTGCGCCGTGCAGGAAGCGCAGCAGCGCGCCGCAATCCGGACACGTGCATTCGACGCCGGCCGGCGCGGCGCCGGCACGCACGCGCAGCGCTTCGACCTTCGGCAGGAACTCGGCGACCTGATCGTCGGCGAGCTGCGCCAGCTCGGCGGCCTTCGCATAGCCGGATGCCTTCTCGCGCAGCGCAGCGATCCTCGATGCGCGGGCGCGCGCGGCGGATTCGCCGGCCTCGGCCGCACCGATCTGGCGCTGCAGCTCGCCGACTTCGCCTTCGAGCGAGGCGCGATCACCTTCGAGCTTGCGAAGCGCCGCCGCGTCGAAGCTGACGGCAGCCGGGCGCCAGGTTGCCGCCTTCTGGCTGCCATATGTTTCACCGGTCGTCGTGCGCCACGCCTGTTTCGCGCCGCGCGCACGATCCGCGGCGTCCTTCTGGGCGCCTTCAAATCCCGCGCGCAGCATCGGCGTGATCGCTTCGAGGCGTGCGGCTGCGGCCGGCGGCAGTGCGTCCGGTTTCAGGTTGAGCCGCGAGAGCAGCCGGCGGCGCATCTCGTCCGGACCGATCTTCACGCCCATCAGGTCGTACAGGAACGCCCGGCGCTCGGCCGCGCCGAGCTGCGCGAAGCGCTGCGCGTCGAGCACCAGCGGCAGGCGCGGATCGTCGGAGATCTCGCGCTTGATCTTCCCGGCGGGAAGCATGACGCTGTTCGCCTGGTCGCCGCACGCGACGACGATCTGGCCGGCCTCCGAACCCTCCGTGACGAGCGAGCCGTATTCCTTCTTCAGCGCGACGCGCACGGTGTCGCCGGTGAGCGCCATGCGCACGGCTTCCTGCAGGCTGCTCTTGCCGGCGCCGTTCGGGCCGGCGAAGAGTGCGACGGGCTTCGACAGCCGCAGGTCTGCGGCGTGGATCCCGAGCACTTTCGAGACGTAGATGTCGGTGATCTTCATGTCAGGTTCCAGTTAGTCGGCGCTGATCGGCGCGCGTGTGCGGCGAGCGGCACTGGTGCGCGGCTGTTGCTGCCCCTGTTCGGCGGCCGCTGTGATGGCGCGCATGCGCGCTGAAGCCGCCGCGTTCAGGTCTGCCTTCGCGGACTCGTCCGGCACGCCGGCGATCGCGCTGCGCGCGAGGTCGAGATCCTCGGCCGTTGCGGCGGACTCGATGTCCTCGCGGATGCCGCGCACCAGGCCGGCGACGTCGAAGTCGAAACCGCCTTGACCCTGGTTGCCGTCGTCAGTTGGGCCGTCCTGGTCGTCGACCAGATCGGCGTCGGTCGCGGCCGGCGGTGCACCAGCCGCGCGCGATTCCGTCGCGGACCCGGTATGCGCGGGCTCAGCGCCGCGCGAGACTTCGTCAGCCGGTTGCGCGCGGCCGCCGCGCAGCTCATCGAGGGTGGCGCGATTCACCGAGTAGCTGCCGTCGTCGTGCACGTCGACGATGTCGGCCGCTTCCTCGACGGTCGTCAGGCCCATCAGCAGCTCGGGCGCGTAGAGCTTCCCGAAGAAGGACGCGGTGCGGTAGCGCAGCATCACCTCGTCCATCGTCTGCCACTTGCTGCCATTCTTCGTGTACCAGCCTTCCTTGACGGCCATCTCGATCGACACAGCCGGCGACTCGATGCGCTCGCCCGTTTCCTTCTCGATCGCCCATGCGACACAGACCTTGTCCGTGATCGGCACACTGATCGTGCGCTTCTGGCGCTGGTTGTTCTCCCAGAACGTCTCGACGTAGTCGACGTTCTTCGCGCCCAGCACCTTGATGTCGAAGCGCAGCGGCGAGAAGCGGCCGCATCCGTTCACCGCGGCAATGATCCATTGCGACGACCAGGAAGGCCGGCCCTCGACGATGTAGAGGTTCTGCATCACCATCAGCGGATCGGCACCCATTCGCTGCGCCATGTTCAGCGCGACGACGGCGTTCGCGAGCGCGTTCGGGTTGTCGCGCGATTCCTTCACGTTGCCGAACTTGTCGAGCTTCTCGATCACCTTGCGGTACGCGGCAGGCACGAGCGTCGATGACGCGAGCAGGTTCGCTGCGCGCTGCATCAGCTCGAACGACTGCAGCGAGCCGAAGCCGGGCGCAACGGCGGGCAGGTTGGCCTCGCGCGGCAGCGGCGAGCGAACGGATTCGAGGGTGGTAGGCGTGGACATGGAGGTCTCGCGAGTTAGTCGTGGAACTGGCAGGTGCTGTGGCGCGGGCAATACTTCTTGTCGCACAGCAACGATTTAGGGTTGGGGTAGAAGCGGCCGGACCGGAACATGTCCGCGGCGAACTGGATCAGCCCGGGCGCTTCCTCAGTGCCGACCATCACGCGCTTCGAATTCGCGATCGGCGCGGTCGCGACCTCCGGCGTGCCCTTCGTCTTCAGGCCGATGATTTCGGAGGTGTCGCGGATCTCGTCGCCAGTCGTGTGCTCGTACAGCAGCTCGTATGTGCCGATCTGCGGACCGTGCCCCTTCGTGACGGCCGCGCCTTTCTGGACGGCCGACGAACCGCTCTTCAGGTCGGCGATGCCGACGCCGGCCGACGTACTGCGAACGCGGGCGCGGTCCATCGTGCCGGTGAGGCGAACGACGATGCCGCCACCGCAGTCGATCTCGAGCGGCTTCGTCTCCATCTCGACGGCGATGAAGTTGTAGCGCGGCGCGACCTCGAGGCAGTACTTCGTCGTCAGCGACAGGCCGATGCGCTCGGCGTCCGACATGCTCAGGTCGTCACGTTCCGGATCGAACTCGTTCTCCGGGTCGTGCAGCTTGTCGACGAACGCGCCGGCGGCATCGTCAACGGTCAGGCCCGAGCCATCGAGACGTGCCTGGTCGAACACGGCTGTGCCGGCGTGGATCGCGGTGCCGAGCGCGGCGCGCAGGCCGACGACGTTGCGCAGGTTCAGGAGGTGGATGCCTTCCCAGCGGTAGGCGCAGTCGAAAAGAGCGCCCCAGCTGGACGCGCGGACGGTGTAGACGGACGGGTTCATGCGGTTCTCACAGGAATGGAAACGACGGACGTGCCGTCCTGGTTGAGCGCTGCGATCGCGAGCATGCACATGAAGGCGATGACGATCATCAGCGCGATAGCGCGAACGGGATGGCGTTCGTACAGACGGTCGAGCGCCGAGCAGAGGAAATCGATCGGGGTCATCCGAGACTCCGCAGGTAGGGGCCAGCGAGCAGCGAGCCGTACCAGAGGCCGGCGATCGCGAAGCCGTAGGCAGCCATCCACGCGCCGGCCTCGGCGGCGCGGCGCATGCGCGGCACGCGCGCGGCGGCGCGCAATAGCGCGTTGTCGGCTGCCGGCCGGTAGATGGAAAGCGTCCGCATCACAGACCCTCCCCGCAGACGCGCACATGCCGCACGGGATCGGCGGCCGGCATGGGTGCCGAGTAGCCGGCTTTGCCGAGGGCGGCGTCGACAACAGCGCGGATGCCGGACGTGAGCACGGTCTTCGATGCGACGAGGCGCAGCGCCGTCACGAGGTCGGGCGACGCCGCGCAAAGCTTCGCGTTCGCCTTCGATTCGTCACTGGTGCCGAGCACGATGCAGATGCGAACGTCGTCGCCGAGCACGACAATGCAGTTACCGTCGTAGTCGAGGTAATCGCCGGGCTCGCATGCTTCCCACGACCCTGACGTGTGGATGGTCTGTCCCATGTGGTCTCGCAGTGTGGTTGGTGCGGCTCAGCCGCGGTGGTGCTCGTCGTTGTTCCAGCGCTTGAGCGCGAGGACGATCTCGACGACGAACCAGAAGATCAGGAGGGCGATCGCGCCCACGACGAAGCGGGCCATGTCACGCTCCGCTCAGAAGGCGTAGCGCCAGCGCGCCGTGGTCGCGGCAGCTGCTGACGCCAGAGTTGCCCGGGCCGAGTTCCACGCCGCATGACGAGCAGGTCGTCATCGCGAAGCGCGGCGCGACATCCGCGAGGTCGGCGGACGCGATGCGGCGCGCGATTTCGGCAGCGCGCGCGGCGACCAGAATCCCCCACACCGCGTACACGTCCTCGATGTGGCCGCGCGCCAGCGCGGCGTCGATCACCGCGCAATCAGTCGTCGATATTTCGAGCTTGTCGAACGTGACGCGCTCGGCGATTTCTTCGTTGCGCTCGTCGCGCGCGAGTGCCGCGTCGTCGGCCGCCGCTTGTTGGCGTTCGGCGCTCGCATCCTTCCGTGCCGGGAGGGTGCGGACGTTTCCGCCCGTGGAACTGTTCAGATGCATCGCACCCTCCATGCAGTTGAAATGGACGAAGGGTTAAATCGGCAATCTGCGGACGGCGCGGGCGCGCAACTCGAGGCCCTGGAGGCCGTAGTACTGGCGGCCACTGGTGAAGTACTGGAACCACGCCCAGCCGGAGTATCCGGGATCGGTGTCGGGCTGATTCGACCAGTAGCCGTCGGGCTGGAACTGATCGCGATGGTTTTCCAGCAGGAACAGCATTTCGACCCGCGTCGGCAGGTCGCCGCCGATCGACCGCGCCCATTCCACCTGCGCTTGCCAACTGGCGTCGTCGTTATCGCCCGGCAGCAGGATCACGTGGTGCAGCTCGCCGGCCGTGTTGGCGACGATGCCGACGTAGATCTCACCCTCGGCGAGCTGGGGAATCGTTGCGGCGGTGGGGGTGGGCATGTTCATGAAGACTCCAGATCGGAAGAACTACTAAGTAAATTGGGGTGTGAAACGGCGAATTGCGCTTGCTGCTGCAGCTCTCACCGGTGGCGCCTCGGAGAACGAACCGCCACCGGTCAGAACTGCTTCCACTCGCGCGCCTGGCTACTCCCGGCCGTGCCGGCTCCGGGCCGCGCGAGGTTGTGTGCCGATTACCACGCCATCGGTCACGTGTTGCTGGCTGTCTTGCATCAGGCTCACCCGGCGCACAGCGGTCTTCCGCTGCGTCCGTCCTGACTCACGACGCTGATCGCGCCGGCCGGTTGCTCCGCGTGAGCGGTCCCGGCTTGCCTTCGATTGTTAGAGAGCGATCCGCCTGGGCGGTGGCGCAGCGCGTTGTGTGCTGCGTTGGAGTGAATATTAGAAGTTCTCTTTTTCATGGTCAAGAGAAATTCTAATATTCGTGTGCGGAAATTTGTAACATGCCGCGTGATGCTGCTCTACCACATGGAGAGCCGGTGATCCGTGGATCAGGTATCAGGGCATGTGGCTAGTTGAAAAGGGCTCGATTGTTTCGCTAAACTACTGTACATATATACAGTATGTGATTGGAAGAAACGACGGGGCGAACGATGGGCGGAAACGGGAAGGCGAGAGGGCCGCGATGCAAGCCTGGGGATCTGGCAAGGATTAAGCGCGCGTGGAACGCGCTCCTAGTGGGGGAACTGGTGTTCGTGCGCAGTTATCTCCCAGGGAACATGTGGCTTGTAAGCCTTCTGGGAGAGCCGGCACTTGGAGTCGGCGCGGATCGTAAGCGCCTCGTCATAACGCGCACGCTGATTGCGGATGATGCGGCACTTGAACCGCTGGACAGCTGGCGGGAAATTAACAGCCTCGAGGCCGTTACGGGTTCAGGAGAGCGGGAGGCTCGTCCGGATTCGGAAGCATACGAAGCATCAATGCGAATGTCTGGGCCGGCTCACCAGATCTGTCTGCCTTGAGAATCGCATCGATCAAAGCTTGTGCGGCCGGACTGACGGAATTTACCAACGTGCCGCGTTCGGCCGCCGGCAGATCGCGCGCAAGTCGCGGGCTGATCTCGACCGGATCCGCGCCGATCTGAGCGCAAATCGCCAGGAGCGCCTTGACGTTAAGGGGAATGATTCCTCGGAAATATTGGCTGATCAGGCCTTGAGTTCCCAGGCCTGTCGCCTCCGACAGCCAAGCCTGGGATGCGCCGGGGTGGCTGAATTTGTAGCGTTTCCACGCCGCAACCAGTCGATCGCGATCCGCAAGTTCATCCTCGGTAAGAGGGCGTTTTTCTACTGTAGCCATGGGTCAAATGGTAAATAGCGCCACTAATATTTGCTTGCCGGGACAATTAGAAGTTCTCTTGACTTGATGTAAGAGAACTTCTAATATTTGGCGCATGAACAACATGCGATCTCTCCGCAAGACTCTGGGCATGTCTCAGGCCGAACTGGCCGGCAGCATTGGGGTCACGCAGTCCGCCCTTTCTCATTACGAGAACGGCAGCTGTGATCCGCTCGTCGGTACAGCTCGCAGGCTCATTGCGTTTGCTGGCACGCGTGGATTTACGTGGCGCCTCGACGATGTGTATTCATCGCCGACGGTCGCTCAACCGAAGGAGCCGAAGTGAAGATCACTCTCTCGAAATGGGCCTGCGATTTCTGCAATCGAACCGAGGACGAGGCCGCCCACATCGTCACAACGCCATCGGAAGTGGCGATCTGCGACGAGTGTGTGGCGACGTGTACCGAGATCATTGTCGAGGCGAAGAAGCCTTCCGGCGTCAAGGTCACGGTTTCGATCAATAACGTCGGGCGGCCTGTCGTCGAGACCGATGAAGACCGGATCGCGGCTTTCAGCCGGTTGGCTCGGTGAGGGGATGCGATGTCCGAACTGATTCCGCATCGGTCGCCCCGTCGTCGCATCAAGAAGCAGCTGGGCGTAGGCGTTCGAATTCTGCAAGCAACGCGTTTGCAGTCGCCAACGCGTCGGAGTGATGGGCGGCGAATTGTGGCTGTTGATCGGCCAGCGCCAGGAATCCTTCTAGACCCCGTTTTAGCTCTGCTTCGAGAAAAGTTCGCTGCTCTGTATTCATAGCGTGGATCAGTGCTTTGCTGAACATGGTGAGCACCGATAACTGCGATAGAAGGCCCATGTACTTGGCCTTGAGATCGAGGATTTCTTTTTCGAGCGTTTTGGTTTTGTCGGTCATGCGAACCCCGTTGTGAGTGGGTTGAGGAAGTAGAGAGCTTCAATTCTCGCATAGCGGTGGTTCGCATCTTTTTCAATAAAAATCGGGGCTATCGTCATGTCAAGACGCGCCGAATTTCGAAACGAAGTAAAAACGCGGCTGCGTGATCGCGTATACGACGCGCTCCAGTTCTACAAGCAGCTGCACGGCATCGACTCGGACTCCGCCGCGCTCAACCGCATCGCGGAAGTGGCGCTGTTCGGCGTTGTGGGTACTTTGCCCGTCCAGCTCGCGGGCGTCAGTGCCGATGTGGGACAGACTGGCCCACAGGTGAATGCATGACAGGTCGCCGCGTGGAGCAGGCGGTCCTGCTGCCAGTGGCCGAAGCAGCTGATCTGGCAATGCGAGCGGCGGCGGCAGGCGTCGCCATTACCGATTTCCTTGGAATCCAGGTGCTACGCGGCGCGTACGGCGCCATGCACCCGCTCGTCATCGAGTTCGAGAAGCGGCCCAAAGCGGCCCAATCTGGGACCGATGGTGAGGAGCAACAGCCGTGAACGACCTCCCGAATCCTCTCACCGCCGCCGACTGCGATCTGCGCGACTTCGCGTTCATGCCGCTCGATGTCGTACGGCTGCGCGATAGTGACATCGCTGCGCTGTCGACGGCCGATGAGTTTCGCTCGGCCGTGCTGCTCTGGTGCGCCGCGTGGCACCAAGTGCCCGCCGCGTCGCTGCCGGATGATGACCGCGTGCTCGCTCAGCTGGCCGGCTACGGTCGCGTCGTGAGCGAATGGCGCAAGGTCCGCGACGGCGCGCTGCGCAGCTGGGTGAAGTGCGCCGACGGCCGCCTGTATCACCCGGTCGTTGCCGAGAAGGCGCGCGACGCATGGGCCGCGAAGCATGAGCAGCGCTACAAGACCGAGTGCGCACGCATCAAGAAGCACAACCAGCGGCATGAAATCCAGATCGAATTTCCCACGTTCGAAGAGTTCTTGTCCCCCGAATATCGCGATCCTGTCCCGAGGGACAAACAGAAAGTGTCCCCGGGGACAGGCGGTAAGCGTCCCCCGGGACAAACAGGGGGTGTCCCCCCAACTGTCCCGGGGGAAACAGCATCCAAGGGACAGGGAGAGGGAGAAGTAAACCTAAAAGCAAGCGGCGGCGGCACAGCACAGGCAGTAGGCGACGACACGCAGAACGCCGCCGCCGCCTTCGTCGAGATCCTGCGCACGAGCGGGATCGGCTTCGCCGCTGACGACGAGCGCGTGCGCAGCTGGCCCGCGCTCGGCGCGACGCCGATCGACCTGCGTACGGCGATTCAGGTCGGTCTGCTGCGCCGGAAGCGCGAGAACTCGACCCAGCCGCTGAACATCGGCCTGCTGAACTCGCTGCTGCCCGAGGCCATCGCGCAGCGCACCGGCCGCTCCGGCACCAGCTCGACCGCTGCGGCCGCCGGCCCGTGGCACACGAGCTGGCCCGGCATCGTTGCACACGGCCGCGCCCTCGGCCTCGAGCAGGACGAGCACGAGACGTGTCCCGATTTCAAGCTGCGCGTGCTGCGCGCCGCGGGTGACGGCCCGTGGTGGGACGAGCATAACCGCGCATTTCGCAACAGCGCCGGCCCGGTCGCGGCCGGTTCGATCCTGGAGGCAGGGCGATGAGCCACGAGCAACAGCACCTGGCCGCGGCGCCTGTCGCGCGCAGCGTCGAGTTCACGGTTCCGGGCACGCCGGTCGCGAAGGGCCGGCCGCGTTTCTCGCGCCAGGGCGGCCACGTGCGCACGCACACGCCGGAGAAGACCGAGCGATACGAAAACCTCGTGAAGATGGCCGCCAGCGCGGCCATGCGGAGCAACGAGCCGTACGCTGGCCCGATCCGCCTCGTGGTGCACATCGGCATGCCTATCCCGACGAGCTGGTCGCAGAAGCGTCAACGCGCGGCCGCCGCCGGCGAGATCGGCGCGACGAAGAAGCCGGACGCGGACAACGTTGTCAAGGCGTTGAAAGACGGCATGAACGGGGTCGTGTACGTCGACGACGGACAGGTCGTCGATCTCTGGGTTGCGAAGCGTTACGCGGTCGTGCCGGGCGTGCGCGTCGAAGCCATCGAACTGAACCTGCAGCGAGCATAGGGAGGGCCCTTTGAAGACGAAAACCACGAAAATCACCCTCGACACGGTGCTGTCGGTCATGAAGCCCGGCCAGCGCTACACGGCGCACGACCTGTCGCGCAACGCGGACGTGCCGCTGTCGACCGTGCGTCACCTGCTCGCGAGCGACCGCGCGGCGACGCGCGTGGACGTGAAGCGCGGCGAGAAGCGCGGGCGCATGTTCTCGCTGGCTGGCACATGCGGCGGCGACCAGCACGTCGACATGCGGATCCGCCCGGACTTCACGAGCCACCTCACGGGGTACGCGGGCTGGCTCGGCAGCCACCAGGCGCTGGCGATGACGACGCGGGGTGCGCGATGAGCGGCTTCCGGAGCATCGAGGAACGGCTCGACAACTGGGGGGCGACCGTGCGATCGCCGCGCTTCAAACCGGAGGTATGCGCGCAGTGGGCGCGCCTGCACGTCGCGCTGCGCGACAAGGCGCTCGCCGAGATGACGCTGCCGCCCGAGCAGAAGGACGGATGGATCGTCGAGGCAGCATGGTCGGCTATGCCGAACCACGTGGCGAAGTGGGTGCTGAAGTACACCTACGTCTGGCGCATGGGCCCCGACCAGGTGCAGACGCGGATGCGGAAGGTGCATAACGTCGTGCTGCGCGGCCGCCGATTCGAGCTGGTGCTCGCCGACGCGCACCGCGCAATCTCGCAGAGCATCGTGAAGTTCACCGCCGCGTCGGTCATCGGAAAAATTGCGTCGAGTGGTTGTAAACCCTCGGAATCTGTTCTATGATCCTCGGCAGATTACCGATTCCGCCTTGCGCGTGAGTTTTTGCTTCCCGGTTGGGAGGCAGACGCGCGAGGATACGAAGCCCCGTAGGCGAAAGCCACGGGGCTTTTTGCATTGGGGCGCCGCCATGTCTTTCCGCATCCTCGAAACCCGCATGTATCGCGATCCGATGCTCGTGCTGGAGGAAAAGCAGGAGGCCGAGCAGCGCGAACGGCAACGCCAGGTACTCAGGGACGAGATGAGCCCGGCTCGCCGCGCAGCCGAGGCGTTGTTCGATCTTCCGCTGCGTCTGGATTTGCCAGGAGATTCCGGCTCGACGATTCTATGACGCCCCAGGTAAGTTACTTCCGCCTGTTGCGCGGTTGGTTTTTCCGCTGATTGCTTCCTGATACAGGTGTCGAAGACGGTTTAGCGATCTGCGTGGGGGTTGTTATGATCCGATTCTCTGGTTCCCCCAGTATCTTGCGCACGACCGGCATGTCCAGCATGAGTAAGAATTGGATCAGGAAGCCGAGCATCGTCGCAACGAGCCCGAAGTAAAGCAGCCACGGATACTCGGATGTGACAACTGCAGACGGTCTAGAATTATCCCAGTCGGGGCAATTGCGGCCGCCCATTGCGAACGAGTTCTGCGAGTCCGTCGCTGCGATCGTGTAATTGTTCACACAGATGGCATACGCGGTTGCGTAGGGGCTGGCGGGTCGTCCTTGGACGTCGTAACCGTGAGCGCTAACAAGCCTGAAATCTGACGAAGTGGCCTGAAATGACAAAGCGACCAATATCGTCCCGATTAGATTCAAGAAAAGAGCGACAGCTTGCGTCGTCTTCGATCGCTTCGTCATTTTTTAAGTCCCCGTATCTGTACGCAGCAATTGGAGTGTTGGTTTTCCTTGGCGGATTAGTATGGGGACTCATCGGACTTCTCGCAAGACACCCATAGCTACTCGATCGGACGGGCATAGCTCAAGCCGTCCGAACCCTCCCGATCTTCTCTTCGACCCCTCGAACTGGTTTCGTCGCCTGGCGCCGGCCGACGGTGTCAACGACTGGGTGCACCACACCTTCCTGCGCGATGGCGCGCCGCTGCACAACGAAGATCACGCGCATCTGGTCGACGCCGATATCGCCTACCTCTGGGCGGCCGTCGAGAACGTGCGCCAGATGCGCCGCGTCGTCGGCCAGTGCGAAGAGGTGACGATCCGCGCCGGTGGCTGGCAGCGCGCCCGGCAGGAGCAGCAGCTGTGCGAATGGTTCGGCCGCGTGCCCGAGTTCCTGATCACGCTCGACGCGCATTACGCGCGCGAGTGCGGCGACATGGAATGGTGCGCACTGGTCGAGCACGAGCTGTATCACATCGGCCAGCGCCTCGACGAGTTCGGCGCGCCGGCATTCACGAAGGACGGCATGCCGAAGCTGGGCATCCGCGGGCACGACGTCGAGGAGTTCGTCGGCATTGTCCGGCGCTACGGCGTTGGCGGCGGCGCCGGCGATACCGCGAAGCTGGTCGACGCAGCGCGCCGCGCTCCGGAGGTCGGCCACGTCGACATCGCGCGCGCCTGCGGCACCTGCATACTGCGGACCGCGTAACCGAAACGTTTCCCCCCATGGCAGCACTTCCCGACGCGATCAAGGTGTACATCACGCAATCGCTTGCGTGCTTCGACACGATCTCGCGCACCGCGAAGGCCGTGCGCGAAGAGTTCGGCGTCGAGGTGTCGCCCCAGCAGTGCGAGCGGTACGACCCGACGAAGCGCGCTGGATCGACGCTCAGCAAGAAGTATCGGGAGATCTTCGAGCGCACGCGCGAGGAATTCCTGCAGGACACGTCGCGCATCGGCGTCGCGCATCGCGCGGTGCGCCTGCGCAAACTCGACCAAGCTGTCGGCCTCGCCGAGCAGCGCGGGAATATTCCGCTGATGGCCCAACTGCTCGAACAGGCTGCGAAGGAAGCCGGTGACGCGTTCACGAACCGCCACCGGCTTGAGCACACGGGCAAGGAAGGCGGTCCGATCACCGCGATCTCGACTGTGACGAACGACCCACAGGAGGCGGCGAAGATCTACGCCACGCTCATGAACCCGTAGCATGCCCATCCCGTTCCCGTTCGATTTCCGCGCACCGGATTACGTGCAGGTCTTTGAATGGCGAGCGGAGCGGTTGAAGCGCATCCGCGCGAACCCGGCAATGCTGCCGGCGCTGCGCACGTTCTACCGAGACAACCCGGCCCAGTTCATCATCGACTGGGGCATGACGTTCGATCCGCGTAACGTCGAGCGCGGACTGCCGGCGACGATCCCGTTCCTGCTGTTTCCGAAGCAGGAGGAATGGTGCCAGTGGTTCATGGAGCGCTGGAAGACGCAGCAGCCGGGCATCACCGAGAAGACCCGCGACATGGGGATGTCGTGGCTGACGGTCGGACTGGCCGACACGATCTGCCTGTTCCACGAGGGCGTCGCGGCCGGCTTCGGCTCGCGCAAGGAAGAGTACGTCGACAAGATCGGATCGCCGAAGAGCCTGTTCTGGAAGGCGCGCGAGTTCCTGCGGCTGCTGCCGGCCGAGTTCCGCGGCTCGTGGGACATCGGCACACACGCGCCGCATATGCGCATCATCTTCCCGGACACTGGGTCGGTGATCACCGGCGAATCGGGCGACGGCATCGGCCGCGGCGATCGCGCCAGCTTCTACATCGTCGACGAGTCGGCATTCCTCGAGCGACCTCAGCTGGTTGACGCGTCGCTCTCGGCGACGACGAACTGTCGCCAAGACATCTCGACGCCGAACGGCATGGGGAACTCGTTCGCGCAGCGCCGGCACAGCGGCAAGGTGCGAGTCTTTACGTTCCACTGGCGCGACGATCCGCGCAAGGACGACGCCTGGTACGCGAAGCAATGCGCCGAGCTGGATCCGGTTGTCGTCGCGCAGGAAATCGACATCAACTACGCGGCATCCGTCGAGGGTGTCGTGATCCCTTCCGCATGGGTGCAGGCCGCGATCGGCGCGCACGTGAAGCTCGGTATCGAGCCGAGCGGCGTGCGGCGCGGCGGCCTCGACGTCGCCGACGAGGGTAAGGACAAGAACGCGTTCGCGGGCCGCTACGGCTTCCTGCTGAACTACTTGCGGTCCTGGTCGGGCAAGGGCGGCGACATCTACGAGACGGTCGAGAAGACCTTCGGCATTTGCGACGAGCTCGGCTACGAGTCGTTTGACTACGACGCCGACGGTCTCGGCGCGGGCGTGCGCGGCGATGCGCGCGTGATCAACGAGCGGCGCATCGAGATCGGCAAGCGGCCGATCAACGACGAGCCGTTCCGTGGTTCCGGCCCGGTGCACGACCCGGAAGGCGAGATGGTGCAGGAGCGGAAGAACAAGGACTACTTCGCCAACCTCAAGGCGCAGTCCTGGTGGGCGCTGCGGCTGCGCTTCCAGGCGACGTACCGCGCGGTCGTCGAGGGCAAACCATACAACGCGGACGACATCATTTCCATCGACCCGGCGCTCGACGAACTGTCCGCGCTGACGATGGAGCTCGCGCAGCCGACCTACACGGTGAACGGCGTCGGGAAGATCGTCATCGACAAGGCGCCCGACGGCACGAAATCGCCGAACCTGGCTGACGCGGTCATGATCGCGTATCAGCCGGCCGGGCAAGTTCTGGACATCTGGACAAAGTTAGGGTCGGCATGAATCGAAAACAACGCAAGGCCGAGCAGCGGCAATACCGCGCGATGGCTGCGGATTCTGCCAACGCGAAACGCTGGCTCACGCCGGACAGCTTCCAGAACTTCGAGGCGCGCGTCGGGCTCGGCACGCCGAACCAGTCGTCCGCCTACCAGTACGGGTTCGACTTCATCTCGCGCAACCGCGTGCAGATGGAGGCGATGTACCGGTCGTCGTGGATCGTCGGCCAGGCCGTCGACGTCGTCGCCGAAGATATGACGCGCATGGGCGTCGAAATCGGCTCGGACATCGATCCCGACGACAAGGACGCGTTGAACCAGGGGTTCGAGAACCTCGCGATCTGGGACAGCCTCTGCGACACGGTGAAGTGGGCGCGCCTCTACGGCGGCTCGCTCGCCGTGATGATGATCGACGGGCAGGACGCGTCGAAGCCGCTGCGGCTGGACACGATCGCGGAAGGCCAGTTCAAGGGCCTCTGCGTGCTCGACCGCTGGCTCGTGCAGCCGACACTCACGGACCTCGTGCAGGAGCCGGGCCCGGAGCTAGGCATGCCGCGCTATTACGACGTCGTGGCCGACTCGATGGCGCTCCCGCGTCAGCGCATCCATTACAGCCGCGTGCTGCGCTTCGACGGCGTCACGCTGCCGTACTGGCAGCGCATCGCCGAGAACCTGTGGGGTCAGTCCGTCATCGAGCGCCTGATCGACCGCCTGGTTGCGTTCGACAGCACAACGATGGGCGCGGCGCAGCTCGTGTTCAAGGCGCACCTTCGCACGATGAAGGTGAAAGACCTGCGCAAGATCATTGCGATGGGCGGCCCGGCGCTCGAGGCGCTGCTGAAGAACGTCGACATGATCCGGCGCTTCCAGTCGAACGAAGGTCTGTCGTTGATCGATGCCGAGGACGACCTGCAGGTCGACCAGTACGGTTTCACCGGCCTGGACGCCGTGCTGCTGCAGTTCGCGCAGCAGCTCGCGGGCGCGCTGCAGATCCCGCTCGTTCGCCTGCTCGGTCAGTCGCCCGCCGGCTTGAACGCCACGGGCGAGTCAGACCTGCGAACGTACTACGACAACATCAAGCAGCAGCAGGAGCGCCGGCTGCGCCGGCCGCTCAATGTGCTGTTCGAGGTGCTGTTCCGGTCCGTGCTCGGCACGAAGCCGCCTGAGGGCTTCTCGTACGACTTCCGTGCGCTCTGGCAGATGACGGACGAGCAGAAGGCGGCGACGGCCAACACTATCACCGATGCGGTGACGAAGGCCGTTGACGCAGGCCTCGTGACACCGGCGGGCGGCATGAAGGAGCTGCGTGCGTCGGCGCACCGGACCGGCGTGTTCTCGTCGATCACCGACGAGGAAATCAAGCAGGCCGAGGACGAGCCGCCGGCCGCCGAAACGGAGCTTCCCACCGATGCTGATGACCCGAACGACGGACCGCAAGCGACGCCGCAATCCGGTGCGCCTGGCAGGCCCCGAGCGTCAGCTAAGGACGCAGCTCCGGAAGATCGCCGAGCAGGTGGGCGCGTTGGTCGATGGCTTTCCGCCTGGCGATCCCGCATTCGCCCCGACGATCGAGCAGCTGCTTAGGCGGTACGCCGAGGCCCTCACGCCGTGGGCCGAGGCGACAGCCGCGCGGATGCTGGAAGACCTGAACCGGCGCGACGAGCAGGCTTGGATGCAGAACGCGCAGGAGATGTCGCGCGCGCTGCGCGATGAGCTGCGGCGCGCGCCGACGGGCGAGACGATGCGCGCGCTGATGGCAGAGCAGGTCGGCCTCATCAGGTCGATTCCGCTGGAGGCCGCCGAGCGCGTGCACCGGCTCACGATCGAGGCGCTCGAAGACAGCACGCGAGCAGCCGCGATCTCGAAGGAGATTCAGCGGTCGGGAGAGGTTGCGAAGAGCCGCGCCGACCTGATCGCTCGCACGGAGGTCTCGCGGGCAGCTACGTCCCTCACCGAGGCCCGCGCACTCGCCGTCGGCAGCACGCACTACATCTGGCGCACCAGCGGAGATAGTGACGTCCGGCCGGGACACCGTGCGATGGAGGGCAAGGTCTGCTCCTGGGCCGAGCCGCCCGACGTCGACGAGAACGGCCGAATCATGAACTTCCACCCCGGACAGATCTGGAACTGCCGGTGCTGGGCCGAACCGATCATTTCCGAGGACTGACATGCGCTTCTACACCGTACAGAAGCTCGGGCCGAAGCGTTCGCTCACGCCCGAGGGCTTCCTGCTGTGCGAGGACGTTCCCGTCGCGCGCACTGGCGAGATGCTGTACGCAGACGGCGAGGTGCCGATCGAGGCCGGTCCTGATGGCCTGATCCGCATCAGCCGCACGCCGGAAGAGGTGTTCCGTGACCAGACGCTCGCGAGCTGCGCCGGCAAGCCGGTGACGCTGGACCATCCCGACGACTTCGTCACGCCCGCGACGTTTTCCGCGCTCGGCAAGGGCGTGATGCTGAATATCCGCCGCGGCGATGGCATCGAGAACGACCTGATCCTCGCCGACCTGCTGATCACCGCGCAGGACGCGATCGACGCGGTGCAGGACGAAGAAATCGAAGAGGTCAGCCTCGGTTATGAGGCCGACTACGAACAGGTATCACCCGGCCGCGGGGTACAGCGGAACATCGTTGTCAACCACGTAGCCATCGTCCCTCGCGGCCGCTGCGGCCCGCGCTGCGCGATCGGCGATAAGGAACCCGAGATGAAGACGAAAGACAGCAAGACCTCGCGCCGGCCGGCGTGGCTTGATCGCCTGATGAAGTCCATGAAGGCCAAGGACGAAGCAGGCGTCGAGGAAGCGCTCAAGGAAGGCCAGGAAGCCATGGACGAAGAGTCCGAGGAAGAGCGTGAGCGCCGCGAGGCAGCCGACCGCGAAGGCCGCACCGGCGACAACGCTGCGATCCTGAAGACGCTGCGCTCGCTCGACCGCCGCATGGCGCGTATCGAGGCGCGCGACGCCGAACGCGAGCGCGAAACCGAGGACGACGACGAGGAAGAGGACGACGACGATTCGGATACCACGAAGGACACGATCATCGAAGCCGAGCCGTCGCGTCGCGTCAGCGAGGAAGGCGTCGACCTGTACACCGGCGACGCGGCACGCCTGATTCCGGCCCGCGCCGAGATCCTGGCGCCGGGCGTCAAGATGCCGACCCTCGACGGCCTGAAGACGAAGGACCGCGCGGCTGCGCTCTGCCGCTGCCAGCGCAAGGCGCTCGACCAGGCGTACGAAACGGACGCCGGCCGCGCTGCGATCACGCCGTTCCTCGGCGGCCGCGCGCCGGACTTCGATACGATGCCGGCGCGCGTCGTCGACACGATCTTCACCGGCGCGGCCGAGCTGATGCGCGTGAAGAACAACGCCAACGCGTCGAGCAGCAAGGTCACCACGCGCGATTTCGGCAAGCCGACCAGCATCGCCGAGATCAACGAACGCAACCGCAAGTTCTGGGCCGGTCAGTCCAGCCAATAAAGGAGAACGCCTCATGGGCAACGCAATTCTGTTTCGCATGCCGTCGGGCATTCCCGGCGACGTGACCCGACCGTCCCAGTCGACGATCGAGCCGGTCCCCCTCGATCCGACCGCGCCGTTCTCGGCGTATGGCCTGTTCGGAAAGATCGCGAACGGCAAGTTCGTACCGATCGGCGCAGGCGATGTCGCCGCGTCGGTCTACGGTCTGCTCGTTCGTCCGTTCCCGACGCAGAGCTCGCAGGATCCGCTCGGTACGTCGACGCCGCCTACGAAGGGGATTGGTGACGCGCTTCGCCGCGGATATCAGACCGTGCTGCTGAACGCGGGCGTTGCTGCACTCGACGGCCAGGTCTACGTGCGCGTCGCGGCGGCCGCAGCAGGCAAGCCGATCGGCGGCATCGAGGCGGCGGCCGATGGCGCGAACACGATCGCGATCACGGGCGCGACGTTTATGTCGGCGGCCGATGCGTCCGGCAACGTCGAAATCGCCTACAACATCTAAGGGAGCCGACATGACGACTCACAACAAGACGCTGCTCGCCCGCGCGGCCGGCATCGCAATCGTCGGCGCGCCGGCGATCATCCGCGCGCGCACGCGCGACAGCATGATGACGTTCGACGCGCGCACGATCGACAGCACCGGTTCGTTCCTCGTCGGCGAGCTGGAACGTCTCGACCAGACGCTGCACATGCCGCTCGCGTCGGTCACGTGGTCGCGCGACATCGACCTGCGCGAGGACGTGTCGATCGCCGACGAAGTGTCCTCGTTCACGAACTCGATGTTCGCCGCGGCCGGCGGCCCGTCGCCGGCTGGCAAATCGTGGGTGGGCAAGGACGCCAACGCGATCGCGAGCCTTGGCCTGGACATCGGCAAAACGCCGAACCCGCTGACGCTCTGGGGTATGCAGATCGGCTGGACGATCCCGGAACTCGAATCCGCGCAGAAGCTCGGCCGCCCGGTCGACCAACAGAAGTTCGAGGGTCTCCAGCTCAAGCACAACATGGACGTCGACGAGCAGGTCTACATCGGCGACACCGTGCTCGGCGTGACCGGCCTGGTGAACAACTCGGCCGTCTCCAACGTCTCGAATGCTCAAACCGGCGGCTGGGCTACCGCGACGCCGGATCAGATGCTGAACGATCTGAACGAGATGGAAAACAGCGCATGGGCGGCATCCGGCTATGCCGTGTGCCCGGGGCGCGTGCTGGTCGATCCGCTCAACTTCTCGCGGCTGGTTTCGCGCAAGGTGAGCGACGCGGGCAACATCAGCGTACTGCGCTTCCTGCAGGAAAACAGCCTGTCGAACCAGCTGAACGGTCGGCCGCTCGAGATCCTGCCGTCGAAGTGGCTTACGGGTCGCGGCGCGAGCGGCACGAACCGCATGATGGCGTACACGAAGGACAAGAACCGCGTCCGCTTCCCGCTGGTGCCGCTGCAGCGCACGCCGCTCGAATACCGCGACCTGCGTCAGCTGGTCACGTACTTCGGCCGCCTCGGCGTCGTCGAAGTCGTGTATCCGGAAACGCTCGCATACCGCGACGGAATCTAAGGGGGCATCATGGCGAAGACGAAAATCTATGTCGCGAAGGCGTTCAAGCTGCTCGGGGAGGACGGCCAACATGTCAACTTCCCCGTCGGCATGCATACGGTCGATCAGGAGGTCGCGGAAAACTGGTATGTGAAGCACCATACCGGTGACCCGGGCGACGTGCTGACCACGCCGGGCAACGACGAAGTCGCGGCGGCGATCTCGGCCGCGCGGGCCGAACTCGAAGCCGAGGGCGGCCGGCTGGCCGAGCAGCATGCCGAGCTCGACGCGATGTCGAAGGGCATCGACGCACGAGCCGCCGAGCTCGACGCGCGCGAGGGATCGATCGCCGCGCGCGAACTGGAGCACGCCTCCAACGTTGCGGCATTCGAGGCAGCCCAGGCGGCCGCCGCCGAGGCGGTGACGCAGAAGGCGAACGGCGGCCAGAAGCAGGGCGGCAAGCAGGCATAATGGCCGCAGGCGGGGCGCCATCGGCGCGCCCGCCATCTCCAACCGAAGGTGACACGTGGACATCGCTCAGTTCCGCCAGACGTTCCCCGAATTCCAGAATTCGACGCTATACCCCGACGCGGTCATCCAGATCTGGCTGACCGTGTCCGTGTCGCTCGTGAATCCGGATCGCTGGCAGGAGCTGACCGACATCGGCATCGGGCTCTGTACCGCACATCACGTCGCGCTATCGATGCGCGACCAGAACGCGGCGGCCGTCGGCGCGGTGCCCGGGCAGGTGACCGGGCCGCAGTCGGCGAAGTCTGTCGACAAAGTCAGCGCCAGCTACGACACGGCGGCCGTCGCCATCAAGGACGGCGGATTCTGGAACAGCACCATGTACGGAATCCGTTATCTCAGCCTCGCGATGATGATGGGCGCGGGCGGCATGCAACTGTAGCGCCGCCGCTGCCCGTCGGGAGAATCCCATGGGCAGCATGAAAATCGACCGTCTCGACGAGGTGCTGAAGTCGATCGCCGGCCTCGTTCGGCAGGAAGTGCTCGTCGGCGTGCCCGACAGTACGGCCGGCCGCAAGGACGACGGCGAGCCGCTCAGCAACGCCGAGATTGGTTACATCCAGGAGACTGGATCCCCAGCGAACAACATTCCCGCGCGCCCGCACCTCGTGCCCGGCGTGCAGGACGCGCGGCCGAAGTTCGAGCCGCAGCTCCAGAAGGGCGTCGAAGCGGCGCTCGACGGCGATCTCGAACAGGTCCAGCGCCGGCTCAACATGGCCGGCATCGCGGCGCAGAACTCCGTGCGCGCGAAGGTCAACAGCAACATCGCTCCCGAACTGGCCGAATCGACGCTCGAGGCGCGGCGGCGGCGCGGTGTCACGCGCGAGAACACGCTTGTCGACACCGGCCAGTACCGCAATTCGATCAAGTACGTGATCCGCAAGAAGGGATAGCGCATGGCTTTCCTCGACGTTACCGACGTCCTTCTCGATCCCGATTTCATGGATACCGGCCTGGTCTGCAATCGCATGACGCAGACCGTCGACGCGCATGGGCGTGGTCAGAACACACCAGCGGCGACCACGTTCTCGGCCGTCGTGACGAGCGATAAGGGCGACATCCTGCATCGAAACGCCGACGGCAGCCGGATCATCGGCTCGATCACCCTGCACACGATGTTTCGCCTGATGGACGGAAGTCCCGGGCAAGACGCCGACGAGGTGGTCTGGGCCGGCCGCACGTACACCGTCGTCAACGTGAACGACTACTCGCACTTCGGCCGCGGCTTCGTCTGCGCGACGTGCGACCTGAAACCGCTTTCCGGATGACCCCATGAACGACAGCTCGACCGGTGGATATCTGGCGCCAGCCGTCGATACGCCGCCGGACGAGGACGACGCCCTCGACGACCTGGTGCACGACCTGGTCGCGGGCGTCACGGCTCTGTCACCCGACCTCGTGCGGCCGCGCTGGCAGCCGATCGTCGCGAAGCAGCTCGAGCCGAGCGTCAACTGGTGCGCGTTCGGGATCCAGACCCAGACGCCGGACGCGAGCCCCGCGATCGTGCACAACGGCGCGAACGAGGGCAGCGATACCTATATCCGTCACCAGGATCTCGAAGTGCTCTGCACGTTCTACGGGCCGGCGTCCAAGGGCTACGCGCAGCGGCTCGCCGACGGTCTGGCGCTCCCGCAGAACCGCGAGCAGCTCCAGCTGCTCGACATGGCGTTCGTGAACGTCTCCGAGATTCGCGCGGCGCCGGACCTGGTCAACCAGCAATGGGTACGGCGGTACGACATGACCGTGAAGCTGCGCCGCAAGGTCACGCGCACGTATGCGGTCCTGAACCTGAAGTCCGTGCAGGCGTCGACGACGACAGACGCGTCGCCGCCGGTCACATCCACCATAAACGTCAACCTGTAGGGGATCAGCATGTCCAACGGACTGCCGGTATCGCGCCGCATCAACGTGACGCTCAGCCTCGCGGCGCTCGCGGCGCAGGGCGCGAACCTGAACACCGCGCTCATTCTGGGCGCATCGACGGTGATCGACACGAACGAGCGGATGCGCTCGTATGCCAAGATCACCGACGTGGCGGCCGATTACGGTACCGCAGCGCCGGAATACGCCGCTGCCGCGCTGTACTTCGGCCAGACGCCGAAGCCGCAGAGCGTATGCATCGGCCGGTGGGCGAAGACGGCGACGTCGGGCTCGCTGCGCGGCGGCGTGCTCTCGGCGGCGCAGCAGACGCTCGCGCAGTGGCAGGCGATCACGAACGGCGCGTTCAACATCACGATCGACGGCACCGCCCGCAACGTGTCCGCGCTGAACTTCTCGGGTGCGTCGAACCTCAACGGCGTGGCCGCTATCGTGCAGGGGGCGCTCGCGTCGTATGCGACGGTCGTGTGGACCGGTAGCCAGTTCCAGGTCACGAGCAAGTCGAGCGGGATCGGCGCGGCCGCGAGCGGCACGATTACGCTGACGGCGAACCCCGCCGCGAACGACACGGTCACCATCAACGGCACCGCCGTGACATTCGTCGCGTCCGCACCGTCGGGCAGCCAGGTGCTGATCGGCGCCAGCGCGGCTGCCACGGCGGCCAACCTGCAGGCGTTCCTCGCTGCGTCGACGGACGCCAACCTGTCGCAGTGCAGCTATGCGACGACCGGCGCTGTCACGACGGTGACGGCGATCGCGGTGGGCAACGCCGGCAACGCGATCACGCTTGCGAAATCGAGCAGCGCCATCACGCTGTCTGGCGCCACGCTCGCTGGCGGCGTCGCCGCATCGACGGTCAGCTACGCGACCGCGCCCGGCTCCGGCACCGACGTTTCGGCGATGCTCGGCCTCACGAGCGCGCTCGCGTCGGCACCGGTGAACGGGATCTCGGCCGAGCAGCCGACGGCCGCTGTCGCGATCTTCCTCGACCGCTTCGCGAACCAGTTCCTCGGTCTCGAAATCGCTGACACCGCCGTGACGGACGACCAGCACGTCGCGGTGGCGGCGATGATCGAGGCTGACCAGGCGCACATCTACGGGATCACGACCCAGAACCCGCAGACGCTGGACTCGACGGTGACGACCGACCTGGCGAGCCGTCTCAAGGCGCTCGGCTACCAGTACTCGGCGATCCAGTACTCGAGCGCGAGCCCGTACGCGATCAGCTCGTTCCTCGGCCGTCTGCTGACCGTCGATTTCAACGGCAACAGCACGACGATCACGATGGACTACAAGCAGGAGCCGGGCATTGTCGCCGAGGCGCTGTCGACGTCGCAGGCCAACACGCTGCAGGCGAAGAACTGCAACGTGTTCGCCGCGTACCAGAACAACACCGCGATCGTGCAGTACGGCGTCACGCCGAGCGGCATCTTCGTCGATTCGATCTACAACGCGATCTGGTTCAAGAACGCGGTCCAGACGGCTGTCTACAACCTGCAGTATCAGAGCCCGACGAAGATCCCGCAGACGGATGCGGGTAACGCGCTGATCGCCGGCGCGATCTCGTCGGTGTGCGACCAGGCCGTGACGAACGGCTACCTCGCGCCGGGGGTGTGGAACTCGGCCGGCTTCGGCGCCATCGTGCAGGGGCAGACGCTGTCGAAAGGCTACTACGTGTACACCCCGCCGATCTCGTCGCAGTCCCAGGCAGATCGCGAGGCACGCAAGTCTGTGTCGTTCCAGGTCGCGGCGAAGGAGGCGGGCGCGATCGGCGACGTCGACATCGCGCTCACCGTCAACCGGTAAAAGGAAGAAAACCACTATGAGCACCTACAGCTTTGTGGACGTCACGGCGACGATCATCGGGCCGACGGGCGTGTTCTCGCTCGGCTACGGCGAGGCCACTGCCGAGGAAGGCATCGTGATCGCGCGCGCCGGCGACAAGAACACGATGACGATCGGCTCGGACGGCGAGGGCATGCACAGCCTGCACGCCGACAAGTCCGGACAGGTGACGCTGCGCTACCTGAAGACCGCGCCCGTCAACGCCAAGCTGATGGCGATGTACGACGCCCAGTCGCTGTCGAGCGCCCTCTGGGGCAAGAACCTGATCGAGGTCTCGCAGACGGCAGCCGGCGACGTCATCACCGCGCGCAGCTGCGCGTTCAAGAAGGCGCCCGACCTGAAGTACGCGAAGGACGGCGACATCGTCGAATGGATCTTCGACTCGATCAAGATCGACAGCCTGCTCGGGACGTACTGATCATGGCGACGGAAATCGAACTGAGCGGTAAGCGGTACCAGATCGGGCGCCTGAACGCGATGCAGCAGTTCCACGTGAGCCGCCGCATCGCGCCGATCATCCCGTCGATGATCCCGGTGTTGATGAAGTTTTACGCCGAAGCCGAGCGCACGCGCAACGCTGCCGCGAATGCGGCGCTCGGCGCGCTCGCAGCCGGCGAGGATGCTCCGTCGTCAGCAGAGCAGCGCGATGTACTCGGGCTCGTCGACACGATCGCGCCCGTGCTGCAGCCGTTTGCCGATGCGCTGGCCGGCCTGAAGGACGAGGACGCTGAATACGTCTTCGGCACCTGCCTGTCGGTGGTCGAGCGGCAGCACCAGAACGGCTGGGCGAAGGTCTGGTCGGCGGCGCACAAGACGTCGATGTTCGACGACATGGACATCGGCTCGATGTTGCCGCTGGTCGTGCGCGTCGTGGTCGAGAACCTAGGCCCTTTTATCAACGGGCTGCTTACCAGCCAAGCGAGCAGCCCGGTGGCGACTACGGGTGGCTGAAGTCGCTGCCCGGCGGTGAGGACTGGCTGCTTGCGCCCGTGCACGCGCAGATGTGCCGGTTCGAGTCGCTGAAGGACGGGACGCTCGATCTGGCCGACGTCGCGCTGATGAACGATTCACTCGCCGTACGGGCGGACAACGAAGCGGCCGCGCGCCGCAGGCAGGAAAGAGAAAATGGCTGAATCGGTCGTCATTCGCGAGTTCCTGGTCGCTCTCGGCTTCAAGGTCGACGAGAAAGGCCTGAAGAACTTCACGGAGGGCGTCGAGGGGGCGACGAAGGGCGTCACGCGCCTGATCACCACGATCTCCGGCGCGGCGCTGACGCTCGGCGCCGGCGTGTCGGCGTTCGCGTCGAAGCTCGAGCGCCTGTACTTCGTGTCGCAGCGCACTGGCGCCGCGGCGACGAGCCTGCGCGCATTCGACTTCGCCGCGCGCAATCTCGGAGTGTCGACCGACGCTGCGTTCAGCACGATCGAGAATCTCGCACGCTTCCTGCGGAACAACCCGGCCGGCGAGAGTTATCTCGCGAGCCTGGGCGTGCAGACGCGAAACGCGAACGGCGAGCTGCGCGACACGGTCGACATCATGTCGGACCTCGGCGGCGCGCTCGCCAAGATGCCGACGTACCGGGCTGCACAGTACGCGAACATCTTCGGTATCGACGAGAACCTGATGCTCGCGATGCGCAACGGGGACTTTGAGAAGTTCCTGAAGCAGTATCGCGAGATGTCGGCGACGACCGGCCTCGACAAGGCGGCCGAGGACTCGCACCAGTTCATGGTGCGGCTGCGCGAGATCGGGACCACGTTCGAGAATCTCGGCATCCGTATCGAAGGTGTGATGCTGCAGAAGATCGGGCCGCAGCTCGATCACTTCCAGAAGTGGATGGACGAGCACGGCGAGGAAATCGCGCGCCGGGTCGGCGACATCGCACGCGCGTTCGTGAATGCGGCCGCCGCCATGGGGCCGCCGCTGAAGTGGCTCGCCGACGAGTTCCTCGAGCTGGACAAGGCGACCGATGGCTGGTCGACGAAGCTGCTGTTCCTGGTCGGCATCTTCAAGGTGCTCGGCGGGTTCCAGATCATCGGCGGTATCTGGAAGATGGTCGCGGCGCTGCGAGCGATGGGTGGCGCTGCAGCGGCGGCGTCGACGGCTGGCGCGGCTGCTGGCGGCGCGGGGTTACTCGGTCGCCTACTTCCCTTTGCCTTGCGCCTCGGCGGCGGCCTCGCGCTGCTGCTGCATAGCGGCGACCTGAACAGCGGCGAAGACGAAGAGCTGCGCCGGCGGCAGGCCCTCGGGCCGACGATCGACGGGCCGGCAGGCTCGGTGCCGACGACTCCGGCATCCCCCACGCCCGCGGCGTCTGGCGGCGACAGCAAGCTCGCCGCGCCGGGCTTCCTCGATCGCGTGCGCGCGGCGATCGCGGCGGCGAAGGAGTCGGAGCGCAAGTACGGTGTGCCCTGGCTGGTCACGTTCGCGCAATGGGCGCTCGAAAGCGGGTTTGGCAGCAGCGGCCTGTCGAAGCGGAGCAACAACCCGTTCAGCATCCAGGCGACCAAGGGTCAGGACTTCGTGTGGGGCACCGACCATCGAGCCGATGGCACGCCGTACCAGGCGAAGTTCCGGCGATTCAAGACGCTCGAGGAAGCCTTCGATGCGCACGCGCAGCTGCTCGCGAAGGGAAAGCCGTACGCGAAGGCGCGTCAGGTGATGGGCAACGCGTTTTCGTTCGCCGACGCGCTCACCGGCGTCTACGCCGAGGACCGCAATTACGGCACGAAGCTCAAGAAGATCATGTCGAACGCGCTGCAAAATCCCGACTGGCTCGCGCCGTCCGCCGGCCAGAGTGGCTCGTCGAACCGCGTCGAGATCAACCAGGACGTCAAGATCCAGGTGAGCGGATCGAGCGACCCTGATGCGACGGCACGATCTGTCGCGCGCGAGCAGAAGGGTGTGGCAGATGCTACGACTCGGACCATGAAGGGGGCGCTGACGTGAGCACGCTTTCCGACATCCTCGACGTCACGCTCGTCGGCAGCAAGAAAATCGGGAGCGTGACGATCTCGGCCGCCATCGAAGAGGTGTACAGCGACGAGGTCATCGTCACGGAGCATCCGGTCGAAGACGGCGCGCCGGTGAACGATCACGCGTTCATACGGCCGCGCGAGATCCTGATGAAGTGCGGATGGAGCAATGCCGACTATCAGGCATTGCTCGGCTCTGCCGTCGCGTCATTCGACGACACCGGCGCGAACACGATGGCGACCGGCACGTACGTCGATGCGATCTACAGCCAACTGCTGAAGATCCAAAGCGTCCGGCTGCCGATCGATGTCGTGTCGACGCGCCGGAAGTACTCGAACATGCTGATCACTGGGCTGTCGGTCGTCACCGACCAGAAGTCCGGATCGGCGCTGATGCTCACGGCATCGCTGAAGCAGGTGATCATCGTGAGCACGCAGGCGACGAAGCTGCCGCCGCGCGCGAACCAGGCGAACCCGGCCGCCACCGCCGAGACGCAGAACGCGGGAGCGAAGTCGGCCGTACCGGCGACGCCAGCGCCGGGCGGCTCGGTCCCACCGACGAATATGTGATGGCGATCTTTTACGAAATCCCGCTGACACCCGATCCGCAGACCTTCTCGGTCACGCTGAGCGGCGTGATCTATCGGCTCACGGTTCAGTACCGCGCGGCCGGGGGCACCGGCTGGATCCTCGATGTGGCCGACGCAAGCGGCAACCCACTGGTCAGCGGCATCCCGTTGGTGACGGGAATCGACCTGCTGGGGCAGTTCGGCTATCTGGGCTTTGGTGGCCGTTTATGGGTGCAGGGCGCGGCGAGCCCTGACGATGTGCCGACGTTCGACGACTTGGGCGTTGGCTCGCACGTTTTCTGGGTGACAGACTGATGGCTGAACAGTTCGGGCGGAAGGTATCGCTGATCATCGGGCCGGACGCGGGCGATGCGCTCGATTTGTCCGGACTGCGCATCGTATTTCGCGTGCAGCGAGGCGACACGCAGACGCCGAACTCGTTGCGCGCGCGCATCTACAACGTGTCGGACAATACTGCTCAGCGGGCCGAGAGCAAGGAGTTCACCCGCATCGTGCTGCAGGCGGGCTACGAGGGCAACTACGGCATCATCTTCGACGGCTCGATCATCCAGGTGCGACGCGGGCGCGAGAGCCCGACCGACACGTACATGGACATCACGGCCGCCGACGGCGACATGGCCTATAACTTCGCCGTGGTGAATACGACGCTGGCTGCCGGTGCGACGCAGGCCGACGTCGTCGACGCATGCCTGAAGGCGATGGGGAAGTTCGGCGTGACCGCCGGCTATATCGCGGATCTGCCGGCGAACCCGCTGCCGCGAGGCAAAGTGCTATTCGGCATGGCGCGCGATCACCTCGAAACGGTCGCGCGTTCGACGCAGACGCTCTGGTCGATTCAGGACGGCCAGCTGCAGATCGTTCCTGAGACGTCGTATGCGCCAGGCGAGATCCCAGTGATCAACGCGAAATCGGGCATGGTCGGGATGCCGGAACAGACGGCGAACGGCATCACCGTGAGGATGTTGCTCAACCCGGGCGTGAAGATCGGTCGCCTGATCCAGCTCGACAACTCGAGCATCCAGCGGTACGAGTTCAGTTTGAACTTCACGGAGGATGCCTCCAACCGCAACACAGCATTGCAAAACAAGATCGCCGGAGATGGTTTCTATTATGTGATGTCGAATGAATTCTGGGGCGACACACGTGGAAACGATTGGTACAACGAGATTATTTGTCTCGCCGTCGATGCTACCGTTCTAGACAAAGATCTATTTAATAAATCGGTGCAGGGAGTAAGCGGTCCGGTTCCTCCTAAGCTCGGTGCGATCAATCCCTATGGTTAGCGGATCGATTTTTCATATGCATCGATATTTCGGCGGTACTCCTCTTGCGTCATTGCCGGTCCTAGTTCCGTGCCGTCGCCGTCGCGATTGATTGTCGCGCGTACGAATGCCGTAAGTGCCATCCCCGAGGATATAGTGCCGGTCGGTCCAATCACCACCGCCTCGGCATGTGACGGATCTAGCGTAATTCCCCAGCAACCCACATCAAAGCGATCTGGGTGTCGGCGGTTGTTGAAAATTCGCGCTTCTTTCAGATTGCGAGCATTTGCGATCGGCATCTTGCACGGGCGGTGCAGCATCAGTGCATAGATCATGGTCGATTGGGGAATCGCCCCATATGTCGACGGCTTGTCTGCCAAGACAAAAGCTTCGGGATCGGCAGCATATGCAATGCCGCCTTGCATCAAGGTAGCCAGAAATAAGGTACCAACAATTTTCTTCACGTCTTGCCCCCATGGATCGAAAAGAACGAATCGACGACGAGCTGGCCTCGTTGCGCGCGATGCTGCGCGGCTGGCAGGTCGGCATTTGGACGGCGCTTCCGGGCGTGATCGAGTCGTTCGACAGTGATTCACAGACGTGCGCCGTTCAGCTGGCGATCAAGGTCCCTGTCCGGGCCAACGATGGCACGGTCACGACCGCCGCGCTTCCGCCTGCCGTCAACTGCCCGGTGCAGTTCCCGTCAGGCGGGAATTGTACGCTGACCTTTCCGGTCGCCCAGGGCGACGAGTGCCTCGTCGTGTTCGCGTCTCGCTGTATCGATGCCTGGTGGCAGTCGGGCGGCGTGCAGGAACAGGCCGAATGGCGCATGCACGACCTGTCGGACGGATTTGCGCTGCTCGGCTTCCGGTCGCGGCCGCGCGCGCTCACCGGCGTCAGCACGTCGTCGGCGCAGCTCCGCAGCGATGACGGCTCGACCTTCTTCGACCTGAACCCAAGCACCCAGAAGGTGAAGATAGTCGCGCCTGGTGGTTTCGAGGTGATCGCGCCGACGCAGGTGCTCACCGCCGCGACGTCGCTGACCGTGAACTCACCGCAGTCCGGTTTCAGCGGCGCGGTGATCGTGCAGGGGCTGTTCTCGTTCCTCGGCGGGATGATCGGCAGTGCGGTGAGCGGCGCGGCCGCAGTGATCACCGGCACGATCAACTTCGTCGGCACGCTGACCGCCAACGGGAAACGCATCGACGACTCGCACACGCACAACGGCGTCCAGCCCGGCCCGGGTAACAGCGGCAACGTCAACTGAGACACCCATGCGATACCGAAAACTCGACGCTGACGGCGATTACGTCTTCGGCGGGTCGGCGAACGACTTCCTCGTGAACTCGCCGGACGCGGTCGCGCAGGCCGTGTTGACGCGCCTACGGCTGCTGCAGGGCGAGTGGTTTCTCGATACGACGGTCGGCATGGATTGGCCGGCCGTGATCGGCAAGAACACGCAGGGCACCGCGGATGCGGCGATTCGTGCCTGCATCCTCGGCACGACTGGAGTCACCGAGATCACTGCATATGCGAGTGCGCTCGACAGCACGACCCGCAAGCTGACCGTCACCGCGACGATCGCGACGCTCTACGGCACAACCACTATCGAGACCACCCTGTGACGACGACGCTCACCACAGTCGCGCCGACGATCGACGCGAACGGCATCACCGCGCCGACCTACGCGGACATTTATGCGTACTTCCAGGCGAAGTACCAGGCGATCTACGGAACGGACGTCTACATCGATCCGGACAGCCAGGACGGGCAGCTGCTCGCGGTGTTCGCGCAGGCGATCGCGGACGTGAACTCGGTCTGCATCGGCGTCTACAACTCGTTCAGCCCGTCAAAAGCGGTCGGCGCAGGCCTGTCGAGCAACGTGAAGATCAACGGCATCGCTCGGCAAGTCGCGTCGTACTCGACGGCTGACCTGCTGATCATCGGCCAGGCCGGGACGACGATCACGAACGGCATCGCGAAGGACGGCAACAACTATCAGTGGGCGCTCCCGGCGGCGGTCACGATCCCGCCGACCGGCGAGATCACGGTTACAGCGACGTGCACGACGATCGGCGCGATCGCGGCGCTCGCCGGCACGATCGACCAGATCGGCACGCCGACGCGTGGCTGGCAGACCGTATCGAATCCGGCCGACGCAGCGGCAGGGGCGCCGGTCGAGAAAGATCCGGCGCTTCGTCAGCGCCAGTCCGTGTCGACCGCACTTCCATCTCAGACCGTGCTTGACGGGATCGTCGGCGCGGTAGCGAACCTTCCAGGCGTCGCGAAATATGCAGCGTACGAAAACGATACGTCGCTCACCGATGCGAATGGGCTGCTACCGCATTCGATCGCGCTGGTGGTGGAAGGTGGCGACGCATCGTCGATCGCCAATGCAATCGCGGTGAAGAAGACCCCCGGCAGTGGAACCGACGGGACCACCAGCATCGTCGTGGTCAGCAGCAAGGGAATTCCGGTCACGATCAATTTCTACCGTCCGACCGACGCCGGAATCAATGCCGTAGTCACGATCAGCGTTCTGCCTGGCTATACGAACTTCATCGGACAGGCCATGCAGCAAGCCATCTCCGACTACATCAACAGCGTCGCGATCGGCGGTGGTGCAGCGCAGTGTGTTGAATGGGATTCATGTATCACTGCGGCGAAATCCGTTCCGGGATCCAGCACATTCAAGATCAAGAATTTGGTGCTGACGGGGCCGCGCGGCGCCGGCGGGCCGGATGTGGCATTGCTGTTCAATGAGCAGGCGGTGTGCACGCCGTCTCAGGTGACGATCACCACGGGTTGATATGGCTACGCTCGACGACTACTCGCAACTGATCACGTCGGAGCATCAACCGCAGCCGCGCTACATGGCGGTCGTAGCGGCACTGATGCAGCCGGTTGTCGACCAGATCAACGTGTTGCAGGGCATCCCTGCAGCATTCGATCTGGACGATGCCGTCGGCGTGCAGCTCGATGTTCTCGGTCAGTGGATCGGCCGGAGTCGCGAGGTTGCCACGCCGCTGACGGGCGTCTACTTCTCACTCGACGTCGATGGCCTCGGATTCGATCAGGGGGTGTGGAAAGGCCCGTACGATCCCGATACCGGTCTCACATCGCTCGACGACGAAACGTATCTCGCCGTTCTGCGCACGAAGATAGCGGCCAATCACTGGGACGGGACGCCGGCGGCCGCGCAGGCGATCTTGGATGCACTGGCACCGCCCGGATCACTCGTTTTCATCCAGGACAACTGCGACATGTCGATCACGATCGGCATCGCAGGTGCGCAACCGACTGCGCTCTACATCGCGCTGTTGAACAACGGGCTGTTGTCGATCAAGCCAGAGGCCGTGCACGTCAACTACGTCGTGACTTCGGTACAGGGCACTCCGTTATTCGGCTTCGACGTCAGCAACGAGCTCATCGCGGGCTTCGATTCAGGTTCATGGGGTGTATCTGCCCTCGCTCTTCCCAACGAGCTTGACTACACGTTCGCGCTCGACAGTTCAGTCCTCGCTTAACTATCTTCCTTTGCCGTCGATTCTCGCGCGGCGGCGTTACATATCCCGGAGTTCGAATGTCAGTCGAAAACGACTTCCTTGCCTTCGCGGTCGGGGCGGGCGCAAACGTCCTGTCACAGGCTGCATATGCCTCCATGACGGCCCTCGGGACAGGCTTTCAAGCCGGGACCGCTCAGTCCGCTGCGTTGAACAAGGTATGGCGGCAGAGCAGCATCATGTCGGCGGTGCTCGCGCAGTTCATCGTCGCCCGAACTGGTCAGCCAGCGATCGACGACGGTACGACTGCTACGTTGCTGAACAACCTGCTTGCCTCGACGGCACCCGCCGCGGGTAACGCAGGTCAACTCTTTGCGGTGGCGACGCCATCGAACGGAGACTCGAGCAGCAATGCCGCATCGACAGCGTTCGTTTGGGGAGAGCTGGGGAACTACGGGAGCTTCTTCCCATTCAATGCAGTGTCCCAACAGCTGACGGCGTCGCAGTCCGGCGACCTGATCTATTTCTTCGGGACGAACGCCGGCGTCGTGACGCTTCCCCAGGGAGCATCGATTCATGCGCCGAGTGCGCGCTTCGTGATCTACAACGGTAGCCTCGCGAATCTTACCGTGAGTGCTTTTTCAGGGGATGTCTGGCAGAACTGGGCTCGAGCCAGCGAGGTTATCGGCCCGGGTGATTCGATCGAGGTCGCCTGGTCGAACGGCCAATTCTTCAACGTCGTCGGCGGGACTGCTGCTCTCAAACGCTCGTCGCTTTTTGCGGCCAACGGTAGCCCGAATGGCTGGGAGAAGCTCCCGAGCGGAATGATCCGTCAGTGGGGCGTCGTGACGGTAACGAATGCCTCGGAGACCGGAAATACTTTCAACTTCCCGATCGCGTTCCCGAATGCGTGCTTCGTTTTGAACGGCAATGACAACGGTACGCCGGCAACCGGCGGTAACGGCGGGAAAACGATCGGGATCGGCGCAAACAGCAATAGTCAGTTTTCAGTGAACGCGCTGTTGAACAATGTGTGGCAATCCGGTGTCATCGTGGGTTGGCAGGCGGTTGGTTGGTAACCGGGAGAAACTTGTATGGAACAGAAATTGTCGGGCCAGAAATATGCGGCATATGAAGCGGATCCCGGCCCGATCACCGGGTTCTACGACAGCATCATCAGCCCCGTTCCGACCGGTGTCAGCGCGATTGCGATTACCGATGATGAATGGCAACAGGCCGTGGAAACACACGGCTATACCGTATCGAATGGCGCGCTCGTAGCACCTGCCGCACCGACGACTGCTCAGCTGCTCGCGCAGGCACAGACGACGCAGAATGCGGTCCTTTATGCGGCGTGTTCTGGCACGATCACTTCTGGTTTTTCGTCAGCCGCGCTCGGGTCCGCCTGCAACTACCCGAGCACGCTCGTAGACCAGGCGAACCAGAACACCGTGGCAGCCTGCCAGTCCGGAGGAATGCTTTGGTGCGAGACTGCCGGAACGTGGTCGTTTAAGGCACACACGCAGGCACAGGCGCAGGGCGTTGTCTCGAGCTTTGCTGCGTGGCTCAACAGGTGCCAGCAGCAGCTTGCTGCGTTGACCGAACAGGTGAACGCGGAAACCACCATTCAAGCAGTTCAGGGTGTCATTTGGGTGGCACCGAGCGGATCGTAACGAGGAGCGCAACTAGCATGAAAATTTTCTGCGCGAGGCTTCGCAGCATCACGGGTTTCTTGATTGCGGCGGCCGTGCTCGATCCGGCGTATGCGCAGTTTGTTCCCGGACAAGTTCTCACGGCCACCCAACTCAATAGCGCGCTTCAGAATGCGGCGATTCAGGGAGGGGCGATCAACGGTGCGACGATTGGCAGTTCGCGTCCGAGCTCGGGCGCGTTCACGTCGCTCGCTGCGTCGACGTCGAATCCGTCGCTTCTTTTCAACTTTGGAGGGGCAGGCGAAAGCGATCGTGCGTTGCAGGCAATTCTTCAGGAACAGAAAATATCGGTGATCGCGTTCGGTGCAGATCCGACCGGCACACGGCCGAGCGCGACAGCGATTCAGAATGCGATCAACTACGCGTGCGCATCGCCGTCGCAGAAGACGGTATATGAGCCGCCCGGCACTTACCTCTGGGACCATAGCGTTACGATCAACTGCCCCGCGGTGAAATTGATTGGCGCGGGGGGCGGCGGATATAACGACAATGCTCCCACCATCAACGCTACGACCATCAATCGTTGGGTCGGCGCGCAAGGTGGAACGGCTCTCAAGATCATGCCGGCGGCTGATCAGAAAGTCGAAGACAACAGTGTCATGGGGATATTTTGGGACGGCAACAATTCGCTCGGCGGCATAGCGGTGAATTTGGTTTCAGCGCGATACGGCACCTACGATATTCGCGCCGCTCACTGGTCAACTGCGTTTGTCCAGACTGATATTTCGGCTGCTGCTACTGAGAACTCCGACGTCACCGGGAACATTTTCTACAACATTTCCGGGTATCAAACGCTTCCGACTGATGGGTCGGTGCTCATCACGAACAGCGCCTACAACCACAATGCCTGCTGGAATCATTTCTTCCTGATTCAAGCCGTTTACTTCAATTCGCCCGGTGTCGTATTGAACGGCGACGACAGTGAGCGGTTCGATGTCATCAATCTCTACAACGCGGATAACGGCACTGCGAAGGGCCTCGTGCTCAACGGCTCTAATACGTCGCCGTATGCCAATACGCGTCACAACACGTTCTATCTGGTTGGCACGGGGGGCGGCCAACGCGGCAATCAAGGGGGCGTGTATTCTCAGGGGCTTGATGCGTCCGGGAACCCGCTCGCATATCCGGCAACAGGGAACAATATCGTCTGGTACGACGCCGAGAACTCACAGGCGATGCCGACAATCGATCCCGGATCGTCGCTCTGGTGGAGCGAGGACAATGCGCCGGCCGGGATGAGGCAGTTCTATTACACGAGCAGCCCGGTTGGATATGTCCAGGTCGACAATTCAGGAAAGATCACGCAGGCCGGTCAGATCACGATCCCGGCAGGCGGGACGAGTGGCTCGTTCACGTTCCCTACCTATCAAGGCAATACGGCGCCCGGGTTCCCGCATGCTGTCGTCAGCGTTCAGGCTACACCGACGACGGCGGCAGTTCCATTTTGGGTGTCGGCTACGAACACGGCCGTGACGATCACTTCGGGCTCGCCGGATTCCGCGCTCACGTTCTCGTTCAAGGTTGAGGGGTATTGAGCCATGCTGAAGAAGATCCTTGCGGGGTTCGCGCTCGGCTGCGCATGCTCGATCGCGCTCGCCCAGTCGTCGGTCCCGTTCTACATCCCGAGCGCGAAGATTGCCGCGCTCAACCTTACCGCGTCATCCGTGCAGGTCAACGGGACAACGGTGCTCTCGTTCGGCAGTAGCAGCGTGTCGGTCGGTATCGGCGCGTCGCCTCCGCGAGCGACTTTGGACGTCGGCGGCCCGATCAAGACGCTCGGCTACACGGTTTCAACGTTGCCCGCGGGCGTGGCTGGCATGCGCGCGTACGTGACCGACGCGACGAGCTGCACATTCATGGGCTCGCTGACGGGCGGTGGTTCGACGGTTTGCCCGACGTTCTATAACGGCAGCGCCTGGCTCGCCGAATAAAACCACTTCGCGACCAACGCGGGGCGCCTTCGGGCGCCCTTTTTCATTTTCGGGGGATGAATGACCGACAACGCATCGACGCGCACGCGCGTCGAGGAACGTCTGCGCGCGGGCGACCGTCGCTTCTCGAAGCTCGAGCAACGCATCGACGCGAGTGACGAGGCAGTGAAAGAGCACCTGCAACGGCAGGACGAGAAGATCGACGCCATCGTGACGTCGGTTTCGCTGATTCAGACGAACACGCAGTCGATGGTCGATACATGGGAGGGCGGCGCGCGCGCGGTTCGCGCGTTGTGCCGTCTTGCCGATGCATGGCGCTTCCTTGTCCGGCACGTCGCTGGCCCGACAATCGCGTTCGGCACGGTCGGCGTGATCGTCTTTCGCTACATGCGACACGAACCCATCCCCGACTGGGCGAGCGCGGTCGTGAAGCTGCTTCTGGGATGACCATGACACCACAAACCCTTTCCGCCGCGCTCCGGATCCCGCTAGCGCGCGCGATGCCATGGGCGGATCCGTTGTCGGCCGTGATGGCGCTGTATGCGATCGATTCTCCGGCGCGGCAGGCCGCGTTTCTGGCGCAGTGCGGCCACGAGACAGGCGGATTCCAGTGGTTCCGTGAGATCTGGGGGCCAACGGCCGCGCAGCACGCGTACGAGCCGCCGTCGGCGAAGGCTGTCGAGCTGGGTAATACGCAGGCCGGAGACGGATTCCGGTACCGAGGCGGAGGCCTGCTGCAGATCACTGGCCGCTACAACTTCCGCGTGATGGGTCAGAAGATCAGCATCGACCTCGAGGGTAATCCGGACTTGATCGTGCAGCCGTCCACGGCGGCGCACGCCTCGGCGCAATTCTGGGCCGACCATGCGCTCAGCGCGCTCGCCGACGCCGGCGACTTCCTGTCGATCAGCCGCGCGATCAATCTCGGCAATCCGCGCTCGGCGGCCACGCCGAACGGCATGCCCGACCGCCTGGCGCTCTGGGATTCCTGCAAGAAGGCGCTCGGCGTGACCTGACGCGCCAGTTTTCGAATTTTCGTAATCCCGCCCGGCCGCGCGCCGGGCGTTTTTATTTCAGGACCAGACATGACCCGATGCAGCCATGACGTCGCGCTCGAGCAGCGCTGCGAGAAGTGCACGGCCGAGGGCCTCGCAGGCCTTCCGAAGATCGCCGGCGAGCATGCCGTGCGCGTGACCGACGTCGAGATCGAGTACTACCCGGATCATCCGCCTCGCACCGAGTCGGCAACGTTCCGCCGAACGAAGAAGGAAGGCCATGCGGCCGGCCTGCGCTGCGCGATCAGCGGCCAGCCCGCGCCGGAGTATCACCACCTGTTCTGCGAATGGGCTGATTCCGACGCGATCGACTGGGCTGTCGTGCGCGGCGTCGCGCTGGGGGACGTCAAGGAGCTGCCCGTGCTCGACCCGGCCACCGATCAGCCCACGAAGGAGCTGTATCCGGTCGAGGAATCGTTCCTCTGGCTCGTCTGCAAGCTCGTCGAGCTGCGCGGCTTCGACTGGCACGCGTTCGACCCGGCCAAGCCCGAGACCTTCGTCGACGCGATGACGAACATGCTGCCGCTCTCGGCGAAGTTCCACCGCTCGCCGACCCACGGCATCCATCACCGGTCGTTCCCGACCTTCGTGTTCCAGGCGTTCCCGCGCAAGGCCGGGTTCGTCTTCACCCCGGACGAGCTCGTCCAGTCACACAAGGAGTAGGCCATGCCGAAATCCATTCTGCAAACCGGCGCCGTCACCTTCACCGCATCTTCGTTCGTCCCGCTCATCGATTGGGCGGCGTCGGCGATGGGCGTGAAAATCCCGCTGGACGCACAGCTCCAGCTCGCAGCAGGGCTGATCACGCTCGGCCATGCCGTCGTCAATCGTTTCTTCCCGCAAGCCACCGCCCAGCAGTAACCCTCCCGCCGCACGCCGCGGCACCACTCCCGAAGGAACCCCATGAAAAAGCTCATGCCGCTCGCGGTAGGCATTGCCGTGTCTATCCTCGTCGTTACTGCCGGCTGCACGGCGGCCCAGCAGCAGAAGCTCGAGCAGCTCGCCGCGACCGCCAAGGTGCAGGTCGCGCAGGCGTGCGCGGTCGTGCAGCCGACGCTGCTCGACCTGAGCGCGTCGCTCCCGGACGACGCGAACCTGAAGCAACTCGCCGCGGATAACGGCCAGATCTGTGCGGCAGCGCAGGCGCTCGACGCCACCAGTGCGCAATCGCTCGTGAACACGCTGATCCCGCAGGCTATCGGTCTGGTGGGTATGCTGCCGATCGATCCGGCCGCGCAGGCTTCGATCCGGCTCGCGCTCGGCGCCGCATCGATCGCGCTGTCGAACTGGCTGGTGGTCTACGGCACCCCGGCGGCGACTGCGCCGGCCGCCGCGTCTACGCCGCTCGCGGGCGCGCCGCTGCAATGAAGCTCGAGGAACAGAAGCACGAGAACGGCACGCGTTCGATGCTGTTCGAGTGCCCGGGCTGCGACATGCTGCACGTCGTCTATCTCGAGGATGGCCGGCCCAACGGTCGGCCCGTGTGGCAATGGAACGGCAGCATGGACAAGCCGACATTTTCGCCGTCCGTGCTGGTCCGCTATCCATGGGGCGAGAACCGCGAGGAGCGCGTCTGCCATTCGTTTGTGCGCGAGGGGCGCATTCAGTTCCTCGACGATTGCACGCACGCGCTCGCCGGACAGACGGTCGATCTGCCGGAGGTCGAGCTATGACTCCGCGCGACTATGCGCTGCTCGCGCAGGAGGCGTATTCCGCTAAACCGGACATCGGCAAGGCGGATAGCGCCTCGCGCGCGATCGTGCGGCAGACGGCGGCCGGCCTGGTCGTTGCCTTTCCGGGCACGGACAACCTCGACTGCGTGGCGGCCGATCTGGACGCCCATCCGATCGACGTGATCGGCATCGGCCAGGTGCATCATGGTTTCTGGAAGGCATGGGGCGCGATCGCCGTCGACGTGTTCGCCGCGATCGACGGCCGGCCGGTGACGCTCGTCGGGCATTCGCTCGGCGCCGCGATCGCGATCATGGCCGCTGCGGCGATGGTGGTCGGCGGCAACCCACCGGCGGCGGTCTACGGCTTCGAGCCGCCGAGGGTGAGCACAAACGGGAGCGTGGCCGCCGTGCTCACGAAGGTGCCGCTGAACCTGTTCAAGAACGGCAACGACATCGTGCCGGACCTACCGCCAGGCTGGAAGCATGCCGGTTCGATCCAGGCGATCGGCCGGCCGGCGCTCCCGTTCGCGAACGTGACGGATCATGCGATCGCGCGAGTGGTCGAGGCGCTTTCAGTCTTCGGCATGCCTGGCTTCGTCCTGCAAAATCAGGCGTAGCTTATAGAGGGCCACGAGGTGGCCGCCGACGTCCTCGGACCAGACTTTCTGGACCGTTTGACGCAGGTCCTCGGCGTCCCTGAACTGATGCCGACATCTCGCGATCTCGAGGATCAGGCGCCGCACCTCGTGACCGTCCGGGTAGCGGCGCCACATCTCGCGCAGCTCACGATTGGTCGGCGACTGGAAGGATGGGAGGGGCTGGCGAAGCATGTGGGCGCGAAACAACACTGTATGAATATACAGTCTATCGCGACGGAAGGAGGGGGCGTCAACTCGAAAAATTGGGGTCTGTATGCTTCACGGCGGACCGGCCGGCGGCCGAGAAGCAGGGGCAAAACGTTGGGAACGAGGCGGAAAAAAGCCTGTTTAATCAATGGCTGGTTTTCCTATATTATTCCCACGCGCGAGCCTGTGAGGCTTGATGGACAAGGCTGGCGAGCTAGGATTGTGATTCCTGTCGTCGTGGGTTCGAGTCCCATCAGCCACCCCAAAGAATGCATTAACAAAACAGGCGCTTCGGCGCCTGTTTTGCTTTGCGAGGGACAACTCGGGGACGATAACGTCGATTCGAGCCTCGCCATCCCTAGAGCGTTCTGCTCGCCATCCATTTCGCGTACATTGTCAGGATCGTCACGATGTTGTGCTCGAGTTGTATCGTGCACAAGGTCGGTGTCATGCCGGCGGCATATTGCTGTCGCGTAGCCATACCGCGTGTTGTCCGGGCGGCGATCGCGTATTTCGAGCAGCTTCAAACAGGTATCCGGAAGCGGCATCGGAACGCGCTCATCTTCTCGGTGCATGCTGACCCACCGATCGTCGAAAATTGCAGCGTCAGAAATCTGCGCGAACGAGTGCAGCCGTTCCAATGCGCCGAGAAGAGCAGCTGATCAACTTTTCGGTTCCGTTTCGCGCACTCAACGACGGCGCATAGCCGTAGTGAGCGGCAGTGACGGCGAGACCATCAACTGACGGTGCCGGAATAATGCGCGCAGATGGCGCCACAGTGTCCGTCGGTGAATTGGCGGGTTCCACACGTTTGGAATTCGAGCCTTTTCGGACAATCCATGCGTTGAAAGAATAGGCACGTGATCCAAGGCAATGGAACGGCAAACAGATTCAACGCACAAGGTTATGGCTATGGCGACTTTCAGGGTGGCGAGGACGTCGTTTTACATGCTCGCCGGAGTCGCTCCGGCGATACCCCTGCTGATCTTGTCGTGGCTTCTGTTTATCGTCTCTTTGCTGAATTTGGACGTGGATTGGCCTACAGCGTGGTCTTTTCTTTTGTCTAACGCGGGCAGCACGGGCTTGCTTCTCGCAACTTGTGTTTTGCCTCAAAAGGCACGGATGAAACATGTTGCGGGAGTCATCGTTCTCTTGATCTGCGGGAGCGCCGTCAGCTTGCCGTCGGCCATTGCCTCGGTGCAAAAAATCATCGATAACCACCGAATCGGTTATCACATGCACCCAGTGGATTTTGGCGACTTTGCCATCATTGCTTGCAACGTTGTGGCGATCGTTTATCTACTGGAAGCGCTTGCGGCACTGTTTGCAAGACGCTTGGCCGGGCTTCTCGCGCGATAG